ATGGAAAAAGAACAAATCTTATCCGAGATTACGACACGAATTGGAAAAACCAGTCTGTCACAAAGAACGCTGACTGATTACGTCAGTAGAAATTTACCAACTGAAGGTGCAGAGCCGGATGATGCGTTTTGGGAAAAGCACGTGGGTTTCTTGAAATCGCTTGATGGTAATTTCAGTCACGATGTATCTACACAGGTTGAAGAGTTCAAAAAGAGCTACAAACCTAATCAGCAACAAGCTAACGATACTCCGCAGGAAGGTAAAGACAATGAAGTTCTTGAATTGCTGAAAGGCATTAAGAATGAAAACAAAGAATTGCGCGAACGTCTTGACAGACAAGACCAAGCAAAGAGCCAAAGTGAATTGCGTGAGAAAGTCGTTGCTGGAATGAAAGCTAAAGGCATAAGTGACGAGTATGTATTGAATACGACTCTGGCTAAACATGGAGAATTGGATTCCAAGAAATCAGTAGATGAACTTGTAGAGTCTCTTCTTCCGGCTTATGACAAAGAGTTCAGTGCTTGCCGTGGAAATGGTGCAGTGCCGAGAACCGGACAACAACAGCAACAGAACACGAAGAACGAAACACTGAAAAGGTTTAAAGAGCGTCACCAAAAATCAGGTGACTTGCCCGTTGCAAAATGAGATAATTAATTTATTACAAACACATTAAAACACAAAACAATGATTGGTAATACTTTTGGTAGTAAGACAAGAAAGTTTGGTGGTGCCTTTCCGGTTTGGAAAGATGTATTTAGCAAGGTAGATGGTGGAGGTGTATTTGAAAAAACGCCGGACGTGGGAAATGTAATCCCCGCAGGAACACCCGTGTATCTTAATAGAGCCGGAGGTACTTCTAAGTGCTTAGAATTTTATGAAGCATTGGAGGGTAGTACTGGCACTACATTGAAAGTGACCGTTGGCATGGGGCTTCCGACTCCAACCGTAGGTCAGATTCTTATGAAGGTTCCCGATACTCTTAATGGAACGGGTACTGGCGTAAAAGTTACGAAGGTAGTCATTAACGAAAACGAAGCTACTGTTACTTTGAGTGCTGACCCTGATACTCTCGCTGAAGGAGATATTCTGACCGTAGCTGCTGCCGTAGGTGCAACTCAAAAAATGGCTATTACAAACATGTCAGGTCTGACAAAGAATGATGCTTATATCGAGGAAGGTACGCAAGTAGCCACTTGTACGGTTGTATGGAGTGGAAAGGTCTACGCAGACCGTATTCAGCCTATCCCGGATATTTTCAAAGCATTGGTTCCTAACATTTTATTTCAGAAGGAGGCGTAAGTTATGGAAGTTAGAGATAGAGAATTTTATGATTTGATTGCCCGTGGGCTTGAAAATAACGGTATTTCTTTTCAGGAGTACATTGATGAAATGTTTGCTGAAAAGTATAATAAGCCCGAAACGCCCGGATTTGATTGGGAACCGGATATGCAGGATGATTTTGAGTTTAAGCAAATCTCCGCAACGGCTCGTGTATATACGATGGCAACGTATGTTGATTTCGATTCTCCCGGTCCGGTTAAGCATACAGAAGGATTCGAGCTTGGTAGTGACAAGATGCCTCGTATGAAGCATGAGTTCAACATTGACGAAGCTAAAATCCGCTTGCACATGCAAGCATTGCAACAGTTTGGGGTATTCTCTGAACGTATGGCACAGAGTATTGAAAACTTGCTGTTTGAAAGTGTCGACATGCTGCTTGGTGGTAACTATAACTCTTTGAAGTTTCAACGCCATCAAGCCGTTTCTAAAGGTCAGTTTGATATTATTGCGGAAAACAACCCGCAAGGTATCACAGGTGTAAGTATCGACTTCCATGTACCGGGTAAGAATCGCTGGGAGATTGCATGGTGGAAGAAAGATGGCACTCTGAATACGGGTATCACACCGTTGGAAGACCTGAAGAATAAGGTTACTTATATCCGACAAACTTGTTATGCTCCGGTAGACCATATCGAGGTAAACAAAATTACATGGGATAAATTCATTATGATTCCGGCTGTAAGACAGACTCTCGGATATATCAAGAATCCGTTGGTTACGACTGCTGATGCTGCTGTACAAATCGGCGTTAGTTTGCTGGATGATGAAATGAAGGTCTTGGTGGAAAAATATGTCGGTGCTCCGATTACCATTATTGATAGTGTATCCGTTGTTGAGAAATTCGATAAGAAAACTCGCATGGTTACTACTCCGACTTTGCAGAGCTTCGATGAAAACGTATTTGTTTTCGTTCCGTCCTCTCGTATCGGTACAATCAAGGCGGTAACTCCGATTGTAATTAATGACCCGGCGGCTCGTATTGCCTTCTACGATGAAGAACGTACCGTAATCACACAGACTTTTGATGCCTATAACAAGGTACAGAAGATTTCAAGTGAGCTTACAGCATTGTGCGTGCCGAATGTGGTGAGACAGATGTATTACCTGACTGTAAAGGCAAGTAAATAATGTCAGATAAGGTTTCTCATATTGATATGCCCATTGAAGAATATTTAAGAGGTGTTGTTAGCTATCAAGTAGCTGACAACGCTCTTAATTCGATTCTTTTCAAACGCAAAATTGCAGCCGGAGAAATGGCAAGTGCGCTGACAGAAAAGCAACTTGACCTTTGTACTGCTGACCTTTATTTATGGTGTGCTACTACTCCCAGCACACAAAATAATACAGAGGACAGTGATGGTGGGTGGAAGCATGTTGAGGGTGGTTGGCAAACTTCAGCTTATGACAAGCGAGAGTTGCGGGCTATGGCAAAAGAACTGTATGAGAAATGGGGAGAAAATATGCCGGGAAAGAGTAAAATGAAAATAGTACACTTTGGTATAAGATGAAACCAAATAATCCACGATTCCCGCACAAATGTACCATTTACCGGATGGAAGGTGAAACTTCGTTTTCGGAAGGTAAAAGAGATATTCTCTATGAAGGAAAGTGCCGGAAGTATGGTAATACCTCACTCCGCACATTTAAAACAGAAAATGTGGTAAAGGCTGACTATGCGTTAAGTATTCCGGGAGTAATTGAAGGTATCAAAACGGGATATTTAATAGATGTGACAGACCGCGTAGGAACTTTTACCGAATGTATGGTTGCAGACTGTTACCCCGGAAATTTGGGAACAACCGTCTATTTCAATCTTGCAAAAAACTGATTATGGATAATTCAAAGGCATTTGATGCAGGTATAAAAAAAGCAAGGCAGATTGTCAGCGGTTATGTATTTGACTGCTTGACAAAAGCCTGTGAAGAGCTTGCTGATGATGCTGTCAAGAATTATCGTTCTCCGATAGGGGCGTTTACCGGAAATACGATAACAAGCTATGCTTGCGGACTGTATATGGATGGAATTTTAAGCTATTATTACAGTAATGGTGATAAGATGAAATCTCCCGTCCGGGCGAAGTTGGCTAAAGGTGAAACTGCTTTTTTAAACCCCGATTATGAAGGACGAAGCAGAAAGTTTACTGGTAAGACAGATACGGACAAAGGTTTTGGAGAAGGTTTCTCTTTCAAGTTTCTTTCCCAGTATAAGTCAAGGGTAAAAAAGGGATTAGAGATAGTGGTGTGCAGTGGTACTGAATACTCCAGTTATATAGAAAATGTATGGCATGGAAATGTTTTGACTGACACATTTGAACGGGCACCTAAGATTCTGGCGAAAAATTTTAAACCGATGAAATTATGAGCATAAGGTTTGACAGAATGGGGATTTTGAAGAAGTTGGTTGATTCAATGGCTGATGTAAGCAATAATATATTTGTTACAGACCGCCCAAGTGCCACAACAGAACAGATGAACAACTTTGTGGTTGTGGCTTTGACGGGTGCAATGAATGATAGAAATGCTTATGGTGATTCTCATATCAGAATAGATGTCTTTGCCAAAGACAGGACTGGCGGGATTGAAGCAACGGATAAGTTGGAAGAAATGCAGCTAAAGATTTTTGAGAAATTTCCAATGGTGAATGATAAGTTTACTACTTACAAACCGCGATTGATTGCAGGAGGTGATGATGGACTCGGATTTCATTATCTGATGATTACAGCAAAAATAGTATTTACATAATAACATATAACACTTTAATAACACACAATTATGGCGAAATTAAACATTACAACAGGACTTGCGGACTTGCAAAAACTGTTTAACAAGATGAAGGAGGTTTATTTTGTGGCAACACCAAACTCTGATTTGGCTACGCTGGATGCATTTGACATGGAACTTCCGGTTATTGATGATGGCATTAGCTTTAATACCGGAGAACCCGATGTAACAACAGTAAAACTGACAACCGGAGAGAACTGGACTTCTTATGGTAAAGCTGGCGACCCTGACATTTCAATTCAGGTTGCTTCCATTGCCGGAGTGGTGAATGATTTGCTTATGAACAAGCAGGGAGCAAAGAAAACTATGGCAAATGGTTTTGGAGAAACTGGTGCTGAAACTTATGAAGGACAAGGTTATGACCTGAATCCGAAGAAGACAACCGGAGCTTTGTTTTTCCGTTCGGAAGACATGCAGAGTGCTATTTGGCTACCCAATGTGGAAATGTATTCAAACCTTGTTATTGAAACGGATAAACCTGCATATTTTAATATCAAGATTACACCGCTTGCAGGAAAAGATGGCGCAGCTATTGTCCCATTGACAAGAGTTGCTTCGGGGGGATAAACTCGCAAAACTCAATATCATTTGTTTGGGGCGGTGAGCTTAGTGATTAAGCCGCCGCCTCTTTTTGTTTAACAATTAACACAAAAAAACATGGAAATAAAAAAAATAGAACAACCATCTGCTGACAGTGAACGACTACTGGACGACATCTTGGGTGACAGTGTAGAAATGGTATCATTGAGAAGTAAGAAGAAACAATATCCTGTTAGATGGATGAAGCCGGGGACTATGCGCAAACTGACTCATATCATACTGAAAAAAGGTAATGATAGCAAATTGAGTTGCATGAGTGCTTCACTTATCATTCTAAATAACTTTTGGAAAATCAAGTTTTTCTATCCGCTTCACTGGCGTTGGCTCTACTACATAAAGCAGTACACGGATGATGAACTGTTTCCCATTATTGCTGCTGGTAAAAAAAAAGTTCCTCTGCAAACATACTTAATGAATATCACATTACTGACCGAAATGAAGGATACGATAATGATAATGAAGAAGGAGGAAGCGATTACTTCCCTTCAAGGACGCTCTATGGTGCCGGATGGGAAAGTGCCAAAGATCACAGTTGGATGATGCAGCCGCTTCTTTTGCTGGGTGGGCTGATATGCGTTCCGATGTATGGCTATAACTGGGTTATGACATTGGCACAACTGGAATTGATTGGCAATGACAAGCCTTTGTCCCTTCTGAAAAGGAACAATAAAAAAGATGGTAAACCTAAAGCTCCATCAGCAGAAAAAATACAGGAGGCATTAGATAGATATACAGAAAAAGCAAACATGCATTTGGCGTTTAATCCGAATGAATACATAAATACGAAATAAGATATGGCAGATCTTGGTAATTTACAATTTTCAATTCTCTACAAAGACGACCCGAAGCAACTTGAAAAGATAAAGGAAAGAGCTTTGAAGAAGTTACAGGATATGAATCTTGTAACTAAAGTCAGCGGTTCGATTAATAAGACTGATTTAGTTAAAAGCGTAAGGGAGGCTCTCGGAAGCGAGCAATTTAAAATTGGTGTAGTGGTTGATAAGGCGAGCACTGCAAAAGCGGTACGTGATGCTTTGGAGAAAGCCGGATTGAATACCAACTATTCGGCAAGTGACTTGCGGGCACAGCGAGCTTTGGAGATAAGACAACGTATGGCGGATAAGGCTATCATTGATGCAGAACGGTATAAAAAAGCAGCAGCGGATGCAAAATCAGCTTTAGAGAAGTTGTCTCAGGTTCAACAGAGAAATGCAAATGCCGCAAATAATCATGCACGGGCATCGCTTAATCTTGGTAACGGAATGAATGCTAATATCCGAATAGCTGGTGAATTAAAGAATCAGATGCTTGGTATATATTCTATTTATACAATAGAACGCTTTATTAGCAGCTTGGTACGAGTTCGTGGTGAATTTGATATGCAACTTATATCCTTGAAAGCTATTTTGCAATCAGGAGAAAAAGCTACAGAGTTATTTAATCAAATAAAATCGCTATCAGTTATTTCCCCCTTCCAGTTTAAGGATTTGATTGGTTTTGCAAAACAACTATCCGCTTATCAAATACCGAATAGTGAATTATTTAATACCACCAAACGTCTCGCTGATTTAAGTGCTGGCTTGGGGGTGGATATGAATCGTATAATTTTGGCATACGGTCAGGTAAGAAGTGCCGCTTTTCTTCGCGGTCAGGAACTTCGCCAATTTACAGAAGCCGGTATTCCGATGGTTGGAGCATTGGCTGATAAGTTTAGTAAATTGGAGAACCGTGTGGTATCTACCGGAGAAGTATTTGATAAGATTAGCAAACGCCAAGTTCCATTTGAAATGGTTAAGGAGGTAATGGAAGACCTTACAGATGAAGGAGGACGCTTCTATATGATGCAAGAAAAGCAATCAGAGAGTCTGCAAGGTAAAATTTCTAATCTACGTGATGCCTATGATATTATGCTAAATTCAATTGGTGAGGCTAATGATGGTATCTTAAAAGGCAGTGTAGATGCTTTGACTTCTTTAATGGAAAATTCGGACAAACTTATATCCATAATCGGTTCACTTGTTGTGACATACGGTGCATATCGAGCAATGGTTATACTTAATAGCATTGCCTTGGGGAAAGAAACGCAGTCTGTTATAAGTGAAACTTTGGCGAATAAGGCAAAACGCGCGGATATGCTTACCATGGCAAGCATGTATCGGACTTTAACCAAAGAAGAGCAAATAGCAATAAGCACACGTAAACAAATGACAACGGCAGATTGGAGGGCTGTTGCAAGTAGTGGTGCTCTGTCTAAAGAACACGCCTTACGTTTGGTCAGACTTGGCAAACTTACCGAGTTACAAGCGATGGAACTTACAAGTATATATGCAACTACAAATGCAGAAAGAGCTTTATATCAAAGTCAAGTTAAAAAAGCTCTTTCGATGCAGACAAACATACAGCTTGGGAAAAGAATGACGCAAGTTTTTGGAGCATTTGGGATTACATCAAAAGGATTGACTAAGACCGTTAATAGCTTAAAATTAGGTTTATGGGGAATGGCAAATGGCATTGGTAACGCATTTGTATCTTTAGTGTCACCCGCTAATATTGCCATGCTTGCGATTGGTGCTTTGATATATACTATTACAAACTATCAAAAAGAGCAACAAGAGTTAAGCAATAGGATTAAACAGACTGGGGGTGCCATTAAAGATTCGTATGATGAACTTAATAAATTCCTGGCTGATAATCCATTAAGCATTGCTTTTAATAATGGGAACGAAGGAATAAAAGCATTTATTGACAAGCTGAAAGAACAAGTGAAAGAAAATTCACCTATTGCTATTGAGATAATTGCAAAAGCGGATGGTATTGAAGATAATGTAGAACGATTGAACTTTCTTCGTAAAGCATTGGAGGATACGGCACAAGCGTATTTGGTAGCGAGTGATGCCAAAGATATTTTTGAAAATGCGAATGTTGCTACTGATGATTGGGGAATTGATGATAAATTAGATGAAAATTTGAATAATTATGCGGATGCTCTTCGCAAATTTAATTACGAATTGAGTTCTACTAAACGGGCTGATTTATTATCAAAACTTCCTGTCTTTGGGGAAAATGCAAATGAAATAAGAAAGAACATAGAGGCAATGCGTGATGCAGGTAAAAGTCTTCCTGAAATTTATGATTATTACTATAATATATTTGCGAAAAATGCTAAATGGAATGATGGTCCCATTACACATTCAATGGGGATAATAAATGGGTTAAAAAAAATATTGGAAGATACCAAGAAAGAAGTAGAGCATGATTTTGATACGTTTTACAAAGATTTGGAAACTCAAATTGAGAATAAAGGTATTGATGTAAATTCTATTTTGGGAAAGACTTTTGTTGAACGCTTGAAAAAAGAATATTTCACTCAAAATAATGTGCAACTATTGGGGCAGGAACTGTTTAATTTCAAACTTGACAGTAAACTATATAGCCAGAGTGCGGCTGTTCTGAACGAAATAGTACGATTGATGAGATTAAAGGGGAAAGAAGCTGTGCGAGAGTTTTCTGATTCAGGTGTTTGGGGTGAAGGTATGGATAAAGCCTTAAATTCTGCTATCGCTGAAGTTAAAATGAAATTTCCTGAATTTAAGGACTCCATTAATAAAACTATAAATAATCAAGAGTTTAAGATAAGTATAAAAACTATTCTTCAAGTTCCTGATGAAACCGAAATTCAAAAATGGGCTAAGTCGGTTTATTTGTCTCAACGTGGACTCATTGAAGGGATAAGTGACCCGAAATTAATAAATGATGCTATAAAGAACTTCAATATATCCGGTTTGAAACCGGGTAATGATACCAAGTCAGTTTTTGATATAATTGATAATCTTAAAAAAGAAGCGGATGATTACAATGATAAAATAGATGAACTGACTAAAGTTTATGATTCCCAAAAGAGCGAAACTGTAAAGACAGAACTTGACGGATATATTAAACAAAGGGATGCTATTATTAATCAACTTGCCGGATATGGATATGACTATGTACGAAAAGGCAAAAATGAAGAAAAAGACCCTGTACTTGAATTATTGAAAGAACGCTTTAAGCAAGTCAAAGATTTTATGTCTATGTACGAGAAGCTAAGTGATACTTATGGAAAGGCTGATGCTCTTCGCATGACAAAAGATAGTGGGCTTTTTGCATCTGATTTATTTAAAAACTCTACCACTGAAAGTATTACGGAGAATGTACAGAAAGAGATTGAGAAGATTATAAAAAGGTCAAGTAGTAAAACCAAAGATAGACGCTCTCTGACTGAAAGTGCATTATCATACAATATTGACTTGGGTGTAAAAGTTGATAAGGAGAATTTGCAGAAAGCTGTTACAGAAATTGGAAAGTACATATCTGACACAACAAAGAAATGGGATATATACAAGAATGCGCTCAACAGTACGAATAATAAAAAACTTGCCATGCAACTGGCTTTTGGCGGTAATGTAAGCTTCGGCAATGTGACAGACGAACTACAAGCCAAAATTCAGGAAATGATGCAGGGTGACAAACGAGTAAATATTGATTTTGCCACTCTTGTAGGAATGAATATCAAGGATATAGAGCAAAGTTTCGGGAAACCTCTTGCAAATCTTGTGAAAAGCTGGCAGGAAGAAACCGGTAAGTTGAAAGAGGAAACTGTAAAGAACTTCCTTGATATATTGAAACGTTCTGCTGACTTCGGAGAACAAATAGCTGCCATTGATGCGAAATTACAGAAGGATATTGCAGACTTGGAGAATAATAGTCAGAATTTAAGCAATGAAGATGTTGAAAGAAGGCGTAAGTTCCTGACGGATGAAGCTAATAAGGAAAAATCATCTGTAAGGTTTGAAGAATTTAAGCAAACTTCTGATTGGGTTAAAGTCTTTGATGATTTAGATAGAGTTTCTACAAGTACACTCAATGAAATGATTGAAAAAATCAGTGAGTTTGCGCAACAAGCCGGGTTGAGCGAGAAAGTGACTAAGCAGCTTGTAGAGGCTATGAGAAAGTTACGGGAAGAAAGCATTGATAGAAATCCATTTCAAGGTTTGTTAAATGCCATCAACAATCATTCCAAATGGAACTTTGCAAAAGACAGACTTGGCAATAATGATTCTTTCACCTTTAAACGAGATGAAGGAGGCTTCAAAAAGGGACAAACTATTACCAAGAAGGACGTGGATAATGGTTTAGCTGAATCCAACGATGATATGGAGAAATCCGCTTTGGATATTGCAAACAAGTTTAAAGCCGTTGCCGATGCTGCTGATATGTTGGGGGGAATGTTCGAGAATTTGGGCGTAAATATGGATGGTTTCTTAGGGGGTATAACCGATATTCTTGGTGGTGCTGCCAGTGGGGCACAAGCTGGTGCTGGTATTGCAAGTGCACTGGGAGCAGCCGGTCCTTGGGGTGCTGCTGCTGGTGCCGCCGTAGGTATGCTTTCAGCCGTTTTTGCTATGCACGATAAAAAGCAAGAAAAGATTATTAATGAGAGTAAACAACGTGTAAAAGAGTTGGAGAATCTTTATGATTTGATTGATAAGAAGTTAGAGTACTCATTAGGGAGTGGAGCCAGCGTAAAATTGCTTGATGCCGAGAATGACAAAATTCAACTGGATAAAGTTAATGCAAGAATAGACTCTATTCGTCGCAAAGATAAAATAAGCATCTTTGATATTATGGCTTTATCGAAATATTCAAAAGAATCGGAGAAACTGCAAAAACGTGTCAAAGCGTATAATGAAGGAGGCGCCTATGGTTATCAGCGTGCTTTGATGCAAGAGCAGATGTCAGAGCTTGAAAAACAGAGGCAGGCAGAGATTGATAAGAAAAAAACGGATGATGGCAAAGTTGCTGATTATGAAAATCAGATTGCGGAACTAAAGCAGCAGATAAAGGATTTTGCTGAAGAAATGGCAGACTCTTTGTACGGAATCAACTTAAAAGATTGGGCTTCGCAGTTGGGGGATGCTTTGTACGAAGCATGGCAAAAAGGAGAAGATGGTGCAGAAGCGTTCAAGAAGAAAGCAGCCGAAATTATGGGAGATGTAATGAACTCCGTATTGAAACTTGCAATACTTGAACCAGCTATGAAGAATCTCCAAACCATGCTTTTCGGGGAAGACGGTCAAAGCGGTATGTTTGGTAAAGATTTCAAATTAGATAATAGCGAACTCGAAAACATTGCTGATTATTTGATGGGTGTTAGCAGTAAGACTGATGATTACTACGATGCACTGGATAAGCTGAACGAGTATATGGAAAAGAAATATGGAGTCAGCATGAAAGAAGAAGCTGAAAGTTCCGGTTTGAGTAAAGGAATTGAAGGGGTAACTGAAGACACCGCAAATTTGCTCGCCTCATATTTGAATTCTGTTCGTTCTGATGTTGCGATGAAATTACAACTTGTGCGACAGATTGTAGACGAGTATTTTCCCCGTGCTAATTTTTTGGCTGAAGCTCAATTAACGGAACTCAAAGCGATTTCCCGAAATACAGCAGCAAGTGCAAAGTTTGCAGAAGTAAATGTGAAGTTTGTCGAAGAAATCAGGGATATTTTGCATGGAGCAAGATTGAGCAGAGATAGAGGATTACATGTATTATAAGAAATAGGGCGTAATAACCTACTTTAACACTGTTTTTACAGGCGATGCTAATACACTATGGCGTATAGGCTATTTAATATTTGTTTTTACTAAAATTGTAGTGGTAAATTATGCGTACTTGCATAGTCAAAAAACGACTTGTATATTTGCACTGTATCAAGTAGGACTGATGCTCAAACATACTGATTATCATTGCCTGATATAGGCTTTATAATATTAAAGAGCCGTGCCAAAAGTCCTACTTGGTGCGGTTCTTTTTTGCGGTTATATCAGTGCCAACCGTGCGGACTTATCACCCGTGAGATAAAATGGCTCTTCAGTCGATTAAGACGCTTGTTTAACCCTGCTCCGTTCCACGCACTAACGACAGGTGACTCACAAAGGATTACCACTTTTGACAAGCGAACGAAATTATCATTCAAGCAAAGAAGCTTGGGTAGTGAGGCGGAAGTGCTTAATTCGGCTTGATTTTCTTGATTTTTCAGATAAACGAATTGAATAGATAGTTTATTGATAAATACATAAATATTATGTAATGAATAATCAAGAAGATAACTCTCTTACCTCTGTTGATATATAGGTAGTGAGGGATAAGGTGCGATATATAATTAAGTAAGCTATATGGATAAATTAAACATTGAATTAAAGAAACAAGCTATTGCTTATGGTCTATGTGAGAAATGGACGAATGATTGGAGTGAGAACCGGAGTAAGCAGGAGTTGATTGATATGTGGCTTCGTGGACTTGATTTCTCAATCGAGAACGACTACCCTACCAATGAGTTTATCAAAGAACACTTTGAGCCGGAACTTCTGAAAGAGAACCATATCTTTGTTGATAGTCCTTTTCATGGAGTTAATCTTGATAAGAAGGTAGTGCTATGTGGTAAAAGTGATGGTGTGTTGGAGTTTGATAAGTTTGCTGCTTGTGACGTGTATGTTCGACATGAAAGCCATGCCCATGTTCAAGCTTCGGGTTGCTCTAAAGTGTTTATCAACTTGTATGATGGTGCCAATATAACTATCAAGCAGATGGACATGGCTAAAGTCTATATCTATCTGCATGGTTCTGACTGTCATGTGCAGTATGAGGGAGAAGTCTTTGTAAGAAATAGTAAATAATCAATTAAAAAAAAGCGATATATGAAAACAAATCAAATAATGACACGTCCTATGGGCGAATTTAAAGTAACCCAACGAACAAAAGACGGATTCTTTAATGCTACGGAGCTTTTGAAGCAATGGAACGAAAACTCTGGGATGAAAAAGGAAGTAACAAAATTTTTTGAAGTCCAATCTACTGGGGAACTTGTAAAAGTGATAATGGAGCGAGAAAATCTAAATACGCAAGATTCTACGTATTTAAAAATGAGGGGTAAAAATGGTGGTACATGGATGCACCCAATTCTCTTTATAGACTTCGCCATGTGGATAAATCCATCATTCAAGTATGATGTGATTAAATTTGTTTATGATGAGATGATAAAGTTTCGCAATCTATCCGGTGATGCTTATCCCACAATGTGTAAGGCAGTCAGAACGATTCTCCCCGAAGGTATGTTCCGTGAAAAGATAAAAGACCTTGCCCGTTCGCTGAATATTATCGTTTTTGGAAAACATGAATCAGAAATGAGGAATAAAATAGCTGACGAAGCCAAATTAAAAGAATTGTACGAGCTTGAAATGAATATAGCCCAATGGATAAATATCGGCATTGTTAGCAACTATCTACAACTTAAAAAGGCTCTTACTACCTTGTATTATCAGAGATATCCAAATGTACTGCCGCTTTGATATGGCACTGGGATAAGAGAAAGCCGGGGTAGTTCCCGGCTTATGTAAGCAAGCTAAAAATTATCAAGCATAGGGTCTTTTACGGATTTGAGTTTTTCTAATATTTCTTTTTTATATTCTCCTAATATGTTTCCAATTACATCTGTATCATATTCTTTATAAATACTATCGTTAAATTTGCTATTTGTAGGAGCTGGAATTTCAAAAGCAATTTTAATTATTCCTTTTTGAAATATTTTATCAATATCTTTTTGGGAAATGTCGGCAAATACCGATATTTTATAGTCATAATTTATTCCTTTCCTCCCAATCCTATCAATATAATCATCATTTGACTTCAATGTTACAATTTCATTGTTTGATAATTTTAACAAAATTCGCTTATTTTTCATCATAATCAAATCATATTTTCCTTCTATATAAAAAACAACAGACCAAAAATATTTTTTATTTTCTTTTTTGTAATTCAATACCGTAAGTGATAATCCAGGAGAAAAAGAGTAGTAACAATTATCGTCTTTCATATACTGCATATTTTTTAAAGGCTCAAATTTACAAAGCACCCTATCCATTCCTACTATTTCATCACTGACATTATGCTCTTGCGACATCGTTAGCTGAGAGGTTATTATAAAAAGAAAGAATAAAATTTTCTTCATAATTTATTTATTAAGTTCATATTTAATTCCAAAATATAATGCTAATACACCGCAAACCATCCACGCGACAGCGTAAAACCATCCTCCGCATACGCAAAAGCATATTAGAAGAATGAATAATACCCAAAGAATAATTCCAATCATGTTTGCATCATTTGTTATCTAAATGCAAAAATATTAATTATGCAGTCAAAAATACAAGTTTCTTGATATGTTTGATTGCATGATTTTGCTATTTAGAATATTTATAAATAATGTGCCGTAAATATGTTGTGCAACTTAATTTGTTTTCATTCTTTCTCATTCTTGTTCATAATGTGCTAAAAACCAATAAAATGCCATTTGTGAGTGCTAATATATTGCCTTAGCTTTGCATCAGAAAACAACGTTGAATCTCATGTTTCGTGGTGGCTACATGGAGATAGTGAACAAGATATTTACGGGCATTTGGGCTTTGTCGTAAACCACCACAATATACGGCATTCCCATTTGCCCTTTCTCATTTTAATAACTATGATTATGAATACGAATTTAGTTTTATCAAAAGAGAGTAGCGAAAGCGAAATCAAAACATATTTTAATGCAGTTCTTGAATTGTCAAAGTCTGAAAATGAATTTCCAATCAATCTTGATGATGTATGGGCGATAGCCTATCCAAGAAAAGACCATTGTGTAAGAGCACTGAAACAAAATTTCATTCAAGACGTTGATTTTCAGATTATCCCCAAAAGTGGGGAAAACTCAAAGGCTGGTCGTCCTACTGAAGATTACTACATTTCAGTTTCCTGTCTTGAATATTTAATCGCTCGTAAAGTACGTATGGTCTTTGAAGTGTACCGACAAGTATTTCATAAAGTAGCCAATGGCGAAGTGAATAGTTTTGGATTGAGCAAAGATGATATAGCTTCATTGAAGATTCTTGCTGGAATGGTACGAATGATGAATATACAGACTTTCGTTCCTCCTTCAAATCCTGAAATGGTTTCGCCTGAATATGTATCATACAAAAGGATGAACAGTAACCGTAACGCGGAGTTGGATGCAAGCGTTGAACACCTTATCGGAAATGAAGACTTGCAGTGTACTTATTATACTGTTTATGCTTTTGCCCGGCACAACTTTATAGAGCTTGATAAGTATGAAGCTGCCCGTCTCGGTAATCTTTCTGCTAATCTTTGTCGTAGAAATGGATTTGCTATTGGAAAATGTGCAGATATTCGTTTTGGTACTATAAATGTTTATCCTCGTGAGATATTGACTGCTGTTTTCCGGCAACGTTACCCGGAGCACCACATAAATCCATAACAAAAATAGAAAATACCACCATTAGTTCTTTGAAATAATAGAAAATATATATAGTTTTGTAGCGTAATAAAAAGAATCAAAGCCAAAAGAGCTTGTTATTGGAGTTTAATAGCCCCAATAGCAAGCTCTTTTTTTATTGTCATACAAAACGAGGTAATGGTAGAGGCATATAGCATATTGTTTCAGAAAACTTCAGACGGTGCGAAGGTGAAAGACCTTCTTACTGAATGGAAGATGGTGTGTACCGATTTCCCATTTGAATTGTATCCTGAAACAAAGGATTTGCCAAAACGTGATTGGGCTGACGAAAACGGAGAGGATACTTTCATCCCTGACGTATTACCACTAAAGGCTTATGATCTTGAAGCTGGAATATGTTATACAGGTGAAATGGCAACCGCCTATGATAAGATTGTGTCATTTTTAGGCTACCTGATTGGAGAAGATGGCAATGGTGCCACTTTGAAGGTGTATAGTCCTCATACCAATATAGGAAGGCAGAATTTGTACTTTCTTGGAGCGAGTAACTATGACTTCCATTCGACTAAAGATGGTGATGTTGTCATGTTTAAGGTGAAGTTCCGGGTAACTGACCCAAAGACGGAAATTGTTCCTTCGTACAGTATTGATATGGCTACGGTTTTAGCATTAGTAGAAAAGAAGAGATAATATGTGGAAGGTATATGACAAAACAGGAACAAAGGTGCGCTGTGAGGTACGAAAAGTACAATACAGTGGTACTTTTATGGGGGAGTGTTTTGTAAATACGACCATATACTCTGAACTACCGATTGATTTTGAAATTGGAGATTACTTCATTTACCGTAATGAACAATTCACAATAAATTATGACCCAAGTGTTTTAAAGAAAGCCGGAGCAAAAAAGAGCGGTGAGTCTTATGTCTATGATGGCGTAAAGTTCAATAATGATTCGGATGAACTAACTCGATGTGATTTTCTTGATTATATTCTTGCAGATAATTACGTTCATTTTTCTTCGCTTCCAAATTTTAGCTTCTTCGCGTCAAGCATACAGGATTTGGCTGATCGGATACAAGCTAATCTTGATCGTGTTTATACTGACGAACAAAAGTGGACGGTTGAAGTACACCCGGAATATGTTGATACAACTAATGTAAATATTGATGTCAGCAAGATTAAGGTATGGGGTGCTTTGGATTTCATCAAATCGAAATTCAATGCAAATTTTATTATTCGCGGACGGAAGATAATTATTGGTACCGCCGGAGTAGTAATTGATAATGTTTTCCAATATGGAAAAGGTAAAGGATTAGTTGAGATTCAGCGTGTGGCTGAAAGTAATCAGCAAATAACTACCCGCCTTCGTGTATATGGAAGCACGAGGAATATTCCAGTTAGATATTACAATAAGTTGTCGGATGCATCTCTTACCAATTATCTGCCTAACAACATGGCAGTACAAAATTTGATGCTACCGGATTTTCCTCGCAAGGCACTTGATGTTTATATTGATAGTCCGAACATATCGGTGCTTGGAGTCCGGGAGGATAGCATCTATTTCGATGGAAGTGACGAGTCATTACCAGAGATTTATCCGTCAATGGAAGGCATGACTGCGGAGCAACTTATTGGTGCTGGAATATCATGCAGTATTGATTCCGGGGACAATGGAAACTTGGACGAGATTGTGACGGATGCAACCGAAAAGGATGGCAAAGAGATCAGTGATGATGGCACATGGGATCAGTTGAAAGATGGCGAGGATATTCCACCATTTCTTTTGACTATTAAAGATGTTGGCTTTGATATAAATGACTATCTAACCGGAGAAACAGCCACCATCAGTATGGAAGATGGTATGTGTGGTGGACGAGAATTTGAGATTACTAAATGTGAGAAGAAAGGTAATAAATACGTTCTTACTTGCAATCGAGTTTATGATGACGGACTGAAGCTCTATTTTCCATATAAGTATTACAACATAAAAGCCGGAGATAAATTTGTGCTTTTAAATATTGATATGCCGGAAGTGTACATATCTGCTGCTGCACAACGTCTGTTGAAAGCTGGTAAGGAGTATTTAGCAAAAAACGATTATGTACGCTATACCTACGAAGTGAAGATTGACGAGATATACATGGCTCGGCATCCGCAACTTTACAGCTTACTGAAGGAAGGCGACTTAATGCTATTCACTGAATCCGATTTTAATATTGATGGAAGTATCATTATTGATTCATTGAGGATAACCGAAGGGGAAGGGCTTGTTCCAACTTATGAGGTGACATTGGCTAATGAGAAGTTTGTTGGTACACTTGAAAAGATACAAAATGCAATAGATTCTATTGGAGGTGGACAAGGTTCAGGCGGATATAACAGCCAACAAATTAACAGCTTGATTCGGACATTTGGAAGTAAGTTGTTCCTCTCTAAAATTTCTGATGATATTGCTCAAGGAGTAATCCAGTTTCTCAAAGGTGCTGTCTTCGGTGAATTTGCTGAAGGTATTGCTGGCTTTGGAGGCAAGATAGACCAATTCGGTTCTGCGTGGCTTGATTCATTATCTATCCGCAAGTTTTTGGAAGTACCTGAACTGCGATATAACCGGATAAGTATTGAGGTAGGTAATAGCTGGAACGCTCCCGGAGGTGGAGTTATAGAAAGTGTGGTTCCTGATACTGATGTTGATGGGAACATTCTTAATACGGGAACAATAATGCTACACTTGCAAGACAAAGAAATTGGCAAAGTTGCCGTGGATGATATTTGTCAGGGGATATTCCATGATGGAATGACGTTGGACAATAATTTTTCAGATGATTATGACGACGGCATAGGCAATTTTCAGTTCTCCGGATTCTATACATGCTATTTTCGCATTACGGATATTTTAGAAGTTGGAAGAAACAGCAAGTTCCGATATATGCTTCGTGGCATAAGTGATCGTTGGAGATTTCTTTTCCATCCGTGCGAGGCAATGCACTTTGTTGGATACGGAAACTTCACAGATAAATCACGGCAGACCTCTCGCTATTCTACTCGAACGTATGAACGCTATTTGCGTGGAGTGAATGACTGGGAGTTTACTTCAGATAATATCGGGGCGCAATTTGGTGATTTGAGCAACTTGTCTGTCTTCGGAATGAACATGGAAGGTTATTCTGCTTATTTGAATAACATATACATGACCGGAGTTATTGAACAGCTTGAAAACTACCCGGTACGCATTGAGATAGATACGCAAGGAGATAATTTTCTTGCTTTTGGCGAGACTATGGACATTACATGCAGGGTATTCAAAGGTTGGAGTGATATAACCGATACTGTAACAAAATGGAGAATAACCCGTGATAGTGGTGATACGGCAGATGATGAAGCATGGGCAATCAAGAATAAAAACTTTGCCGGAAATATAACACTTGCTTATGAAGACCTCGGAGATAACGCTATCACATCTGTAAGTACATTATTTACTGTTACGGCAACAAATAAAACTGATACGGCGAAAGCTATTATAAGTATATAGAGTATGGAAAGTATAAAGAAAAGAATTAGAAAAGATTTTCAGCCATTGACTATTGCAGTCAGCTTGAAAATTATGACTCCGAATAGCCCGGCTTCGCAAGTATATAATAGTGAGAATGGTGAATATGAGCCTGATCGTGGCGTTACTCCGCTTGTGATTCTGCCGGAAGTTATTGCTAATTGTACGGATGGTAGCTGGAATACTCCTTATGCAAATGAATTACTTTCCGAAATGAAGTGGTATATCAACGGAAAAGAGGCTTCAACCGTGGCTTCTTGGAATGGAAAGTATTCTATTGATACTGTTGGCTCGACTCGCGGTGCAATTACGATCAACCGCAATGTTTCTCCGGGAGAAAGTTTTGAGCTTCATTTTGAAGGTGTAGTTGCCGATACTCGATTGGGTGCAAATATTCCAGTGAAGACGGATACTATAACTCTTTCCACAGTAGATAAAAGTGAAGATGAATACAGCTTATCAATCGGAGACGACCAAATCATCCGGTACAATCCATTTGAAGATGCTTTGCTGCTGTATGATTATAAAGTTGCTAATGGTTTGACTACGGCTTCAACATCTGCACGCAATGCTGCGCTGAACGAAAACGCATACGAACGCTCTATTTCTGTATCTGTACATAAAGGAGATACACTTTTGTCTTCTGGTTATACATTGAATTTATACAGTATCGGTAGTGGTGGTGTCTTGACACAGCTTACAACTGCCAAACATGAAATAATCACTCTTACCTCAACAAAGATCACTATGGATTTGAGGCTGATAGAAAAAGGTGATTTTCTCTTGGTTGTAAATGTTGGTGGAAAAGAAAAAGCAAGGAAACAGTTTTCCATTAACCGGGTCTATCCCAAATTCGATGTGGAACCAGCAAGCGGAGTTTCCATTAATCCGGGTGAGACAACTCACTATAATAAAGTAATGGTGCATTACAATGGAAATATCGTTCCGGTTCCTGCCCCAATTTTAAAGATGGTATGGTTTACTGATACAGATAACTTAACCGGGGTACAACATAATGAAGGAACTGAAACAGTGATAACATTATCCCGTACTGGAATTGGCAATACATATCTTGATGATTGGCTTGATATATATGTAGAAGCGGAACAGAAGCCGATATTCAAAGTTATGACTGATGCTTCGGGTACAGAATATACAGATAAAAGTGGGAATGTTTACATAAACTGATAATTATGAGATATGTAGTAGCAAAAACCAAAACGGTCACTAATGCTGGGATCAGTGATAGTGGACACAGGACAAAGAAAGGATTTATCATTATCAATGAAAAAGAGATAATGAATAGTGATTTCCTCGAAGGTGATTTTGAAGCTCGCGTTCAAATACTTGGAGGTACAACATATACAAACGTGGAAATAAATAACATTATAAACGAAGGAGGATGGAATTATGGCTTATGATTACAGTGCCCAAAATAGTATTACCATCAAGCGGTTACGAGCGAATGATAGCTTGACACTTAGTTTTGACAATAACGGAATACCTCTGTTTCAGGGTGTAGATGCTGAAAGTGGAGTCGTATCGCCGGATTGGACGAAAGCGGCAAACCAACCGATAAGAACTCCGAAGGTTATTTCATCGCATGGGCTGGCAGTCGCATTGTCAAACCATACTTGGACATACAATGGCGTAGCATTAAAATTTAATGGTGCGGAAAGTAGCGGATGGAAGACTGATAGCACCGGAAAGTTTCAAATGAATACTACTACCGGAGCTATTAAGATTATTGCCAATTTAGCAAGTAAGACCAATATTGCCGGGGATACTCTTATTTATTCGTGTGTGGCTACGGTTGCCGGAGTAGAGTATAACTTGACAAAGGATTTACCTATTGTAATTCAAAACATAGGTGCAAGTTCATATTATCTTGCCATTCTTGCCACAACCGAACAGCTAACAAGTAAGATTACTTCAACTTCATTGCAGACAAAATTATATCTCGGAGCAAATGAAGCATCAGACTATTATGTGAAATGGTACAAAGATACGGCGGCATGGGCAGACAAAAACGGTCAAAAAACAATTACTGTTGGAAGAGGTGATGTTGATGGTACTCAACTGTTCATTGCTGAAGTGTACAAGTCTTCCAGTGACTCACAGCCTTTAGCACGTTCGGGTATCCGTATTATTGATACCGCAGATGAATTTCAGGTTGTATGTTACATTTCTTCAGCCAATAAAGAGGTGGATACAGGTAGCCCGGTGACTGTTAGTGCAAAAATTGTCAATATGACTACCGGAGCGACATATTCCCCTTCGTCTGCTGCATGGACAATGAATATAATGGATAAGGAAAACTGGAAGAGTCTGAAATCATCATCTACAAACAGCATATCAGTAACAACAACTGAAACAGATCGTAATGGTAATCTGTATGACGTAGATGTAGTTGCAGAATGTAACTTCAATTAATAATTAATCAAATACAAAATTATGGCATCAAAAACTTTAGGAAGTGAAACCACGGTACAATCTATGCTAAGAAGCAATAGTGTACTTGTTGAGATTGACGGTAATGTTCGCCGTATTTCATTGGATAATCTGATGAACGCAATTAATACAGGTAATGAACAACTCCTGCGACAAGTCGCATGGGGCATCCCTTTAAAGCATAAGGTTCAGAGTAGTACTGCGTATGGAGTTGTAGGAAATACGGCTGCATGGGCTGAATATAAACGAATGAGTGGGCGTTATCTCGTTAATAACGCCGGGAAAGCCTCTAAACTATCTCCGAATAATTCAGGGGTATTTGCCGATGGTACTGCACTCGATGAATCCAAAGGACATGTAATGTTCATTTCTCCGCGTTTATACTTTTTAGTTAAGACTGACAGTGTAAGCGGAATACCCTATTTATGGTTAAGCATGTATCCAATCGGAGGACATTATATCGGCGGTGCCAATGGTGGGCAATATAACTGTATCGGTGCGTATAAAGGTTCTATGTCAGGTAGTTCGCTTGTTTCTCGTTCCGGGGTAGCTCCGGCGGGAAGTAAGACTATCAATGCCTTTTGGAATGATGCACAAGTGAATGGTAAAGATTGGGGATTGACTGACTACGATCAACGTAAACTTATTATGATGCTGGGCTTGTCTGAATATGGAGATACCAATATTCAAGCAAATTTAGGTTATGGAGTAGGTGGCAGCTCAAGCTTGGATTTATGGGGTGCTGCGGCATCATTGAAAACCGGAGCAACAAAGAGTCTTGGTGATAACTGGGGAAAGATTGGCATTTCTGTTGTAAATGGAAGTAACACAGGCGTGAATTGTTCCCGCGTGAACATGATGGGTATTGAAGACCCTTATGGATGGCAATGGGAAGATATACAAGGGGTATATTGTGGAAACTCTGCCAATGATACACAAGACGGAACCGAAATATTCATTTATAAAGGCAACCGACTTCCGACTACTGCTGAAGTATCGACTCACCCTAACGGGGAATACCGACAAGCAACCCGTATAACAACAAGTGGATATGTACAAGAAATTATGGCGGGTGATAACTTCGATATTTTCCCGGCAAAAATTGGAGGTGGAAGTACATCATATTGGGCTGATTATTCTTGGGCTAACAACACTGGGCAGCTGGTCTTTTGGGGCGGTGCTGCGTATGGCGGTGCGAGCTGCGGCTTGGCGTCTGCGTACTCGTATGCCGCTTGGTCGGGCTCGGATGCGTTTGTCGGCTCTCGCCTTGCTTATTATGGAAATTTAACATTTGTTACGGGTGCTGAATTGATGGCATCTTGATAGCTGAAATAAACTTAGTTCTTTGAATTACAAATAGTTATAAATCCGTTTACAGCGTCACGTTCTCGAATTACGAATAGCGTGGCGCACCCGACAGGGGTGGACGGTTGGCGGAAGGGAACAAGAGCTGGTCTTTTGGGGCGGTAATGCGAATAACGGTGCGAACTGCGGCTTGGCGTATGCGAACTCGAATAACGCTTGGTCGAACTCGAATGCGAATGTCGGCTCTCGCCATACTTATTATATCGTGGAGAAATCTGCGAGTTCCCTGAACCATGACCCTGCAATATTATGGTTGCAGCGTAGTAACCAACAAGTTACGATGTCAAAAAATCACGAGCGGAAAGGTCTGTTTCTCTTGCGAACACAGACAAGCGGTGTTAGTAGGTTTATTCTCGAAAGCTCCGGGCAAATTATTCAAGCAAGCAAAATGGGCTTGCAATATCGGAATAATCAATATAGGTCTGAAGAAGACAAATTAGAAGTATGGTGTAAATTTTAAATAGAAGGTAATGACTAAGAGAAGAGGATTTTTGATAGAACAGATTGCTGATATGGATAATCTTCGGGAAGCGGATAGAGATGCACAGGATGGAAAGGTGAAGAAAAACCGATTTATCCGCCGTCATAACGAACGCGCCAAAGATGATTTAGAGGCTTTAAGGAAGATGATTTTAACGCTGGATTTCCCTGATCCTGACTTCAGTATAATGTCAGTTGTCAGTGATGCGGGAAAGAGAAGGGATATTGCGAAACAGAGTTATTTCCCGTGGCGTATTCTCCATCATGCCATAATGAGAGTGATTGGAGCAGATATTTACAAGAGTCTTATTCTCGATACGAGTGCTTGCATAAAGGGAAAAGGACTTCATTTTGGAGTCAAACGCATGAAGATGTTTTTGCGTAGGTATCCTGAATACAAGTGGCTTGTAAAGACTGATTTCAAAAAGTTTTATCAGAGTATTCCACACGAAGTTGTGATTAATGCTTTTCGCCGAAAATTCAAAGACGAGAAGTTTATAAAGTTGATTGAGATTGCATTGTTGAGTTATGATAGCGGAAAAGAGTTAATTGATATTTTGGAAAATGAAGAACTTCGGAAAGAGAGCTGTACCGATTGGAGCATACACAAGCCAACCAATCGGAAATTTCGCAGTAAGCCCGATAGACCACAGGTTCAAAGAACAGTATAAGGTCAAATGCTTGCATCGGTATTGTGATGATAACGTGATGCTTGCACGAACAAAGGGTGAAGCAAAATTTCTACTCCGGGAATATAACCGGATAAGTGCAGAATATGGATTGGTAGTGAAAGCAAATAGTTGTATTTCTCCAATAGGAACGGAAGTTAGGCATGAAAACAAAAAACATAGAAAGCGAAAAAGAAGTAAGAGGAAGAAGGATTAACTTCTTGGGATATTGCTTTACACCGGATAATGTAAGGCTACGTAAAAACATGAAGAAAACCTTCGCGCGAAAAGATAAACGAATTAAGAGTCGTAAACGTAAGCAACAAATCCGTGCATCATACTGGGGATGGTGTAAATGGGGAGATTGCCGAAATTTATGGAAAACAATAACAGATAATGATATGAGTTTTGCTGACAAAGGAATCAAACAAAGTGGAAAGACGAAGGACGGAAAGAAGTTCTTTGATGTTTCAGAAATGAGATTAATGGAAATTCTGAATATTCCCATTAAGGTGTTGGATTTTGAAACAAATGTGAAGACTTCACAGGGAGACGGAAGGTATTGTGTACTGTTTGAAATGAACGGTTCAAAATACAAGTTCATAACAAATTGCTTTAACCTGAAAGATGTACTCGACCAAGCGAGATTGCGAGAACAAGAGACAGGTGATAAGATTTTCCCGGTGGAGAATGTGATTATTAAAAGACGCGCACTTCGTGAAGGAAAGAGTGCTTATTATTTTGATGAATAATTTAAAAGGAGGTAAAAATGAAAGCGTACAGTGATTTTAATGGAGTGGTGCCCGAAGGTGTACAAGTTACAGTGGAAGGCAGTTTGGTACGACTGTTTTTTGATTATGCCAAAAACGAAATTACCGTTGAAGGTGAAAAGCGTGAACAGTTGGTTTGTGAGAATGTAAACGCAACCGGGCGAACGTATGAAGAGCTTGTCAGTGCTATTGTAACTGATCGCTATTCGGCAGATAGACGTGAAGCTGTATTCGCCAATTATGAAGAAGCCAAAGATGAAGCGAGTGAGCTAACAGAAGTAAAACGTGCTGAATATTTGAAGGAATACTCTGATTTTCAAGCATGGCGCAAGCGCGCTAAAGAAGTCGCAAATGAGGCATTAGCAAAATTGTAATAGAATGAAAGTACAAGGGCACATAGTCGTAAGACGCAGGGCAAATAATGGAAATGATGGAAAGCCCGGTGATAAAGGAAAGGACGGATTACAAGGATGTATTCTTCGGCAGTCTGAATGGGTCGCCGGGGTAGAGTATCGCAATGACGAGGCTTTAACTTCCGGTACCCGGTACTTGGATATTGCTATTGTTACGACTGGGGCGAATACTTTCAATGCTTACAAATGTCTGAAAACTCATACTTCAAGTAGTTCGATTCCAGTAACTAACACGACTTATTGGCAGAAATTCAATACTCTTCAGCCAGTTTATACACCATTGATTATGGCTCAAAATGCTATTCTCCGGTTCATGCAGGGCAATCAGCTTTTGATAATGAAGAGCGATAATAAAACGGTAGCGGCTGGTCTTGTTGGCGGTGATTATCCTTTATGGGTAGGTGCTATAACTCCATCAGACGCTCCTTTTAAAGTCTCTATCAATGGAGAGATGGATGCGACAAAGGGGACTATTGGCGGATGGATAATATCTGCTGACAGCATAAGTTCTGAAGAAGTTTCACAATCATCTTCTGGAATTACGGGTAAGAATAGAACAACTCTCAAAAAAGACGGAACAATACTTGGAAACTTGTTTAAGGTTTCACTTGACGGAGGACTTATTAGAGCGAAGTTGTGGGATGATCCGGTTATGGAGTGGGAAGAGCGCAAAATAAATCTACATGCTTTCGTATCAACTCCTTTTGAATTGACGAGTGCAATCATACAGGGAGGTGGAAGTTGGGCATCAGACGTTTTATACGGGAAAAATCCCACAAACAATTTGATAGTAGAGCCTACGAATGGTACGGTATATTATGCACTTCCAACCGATTTGGAGAAATATAATGGTGTTACCCTACGTATTTATAATCCGAGCACTCGTAGTGGTTCTTGGGGTACAGCTAATGCCTATTTGGTTTATAGTTTGGGGCAGGGCAATAAAACCCTTTATAATGCTTCAAGTGTATCACTCACTAATTTCATTGGGAAGTTTACGGGTACAGTACTTTCTCTTCCTGCTGGGAAAATGGTGGTAATTACAGGTGTCCGTGAACAGGTAGCTGGTGGAAAGTTCGGGAATGATAATCTGAAATGGTATGTTGAAGTTACTGCATAAAAATGTAAACAATGAAAAAGATAAATTTTGAACGGATAGAAATTTTTGTAGATATAGCAAAAACTCAATGCGTAGTACAGGACGTTAAAAGGGACTTTGCAGATATTATCTACCAATTTGGAAGGGGAATTGAAGCACATGCGCTCGCATTTAAGATTTTCAATTCAAACGGAGATACTGAATATGATGAACGGGAATGTAACTTGATTCGCCAGCTTTCGGAACTGTGTTCTCCTTCCTTTATGGATGCGATAAAAAAAGTATTGAATGAATAATAAACACAGAATATGACACAAACACAAGGTAACGATGAAAGAACTGAATGAATTATTTGTAATTGCATGGATGCTATTTGGTATCTATATGCTTGTATTACTGCTTATTGGTGCAGATTTATGGAGTGGATACAGAAAAGCTAAACAAAGAGGTGAAGCAAGAACGAGTTATATGCTTAGAAAAACCGTTGATAAAATCGCACGGTACTATAACGCACTATTGGCTTTGACCTTCGTTGATTGTATGCAGATGGGGGGAATTTGGTTTTTGGATAACTATTATGATTGGCACATTCCAATTTTTCCATTTGTAACATTCTTGGGTGCTATTGCTTTTGGTGCAATCGAAGTAAAGAGCATTTATGAGAAGGCAGAGGACAAAATGAAAGACGACTATCGACAAGTAGCCATACTTGCTGCTGAAATAGCAAAGCATAAAAACGAGCCTGATAAGATGATACATGCAGTTGATGATTTTATGAATAAAAATAACAAAGAAAATAAGGAGGAACAGAAATGACACGAGGACTACGAAACAACAATCCGGGCAACTTGCGTATCAGTAAAGATAAATGGCAAGGACTAAGGCAAGTACAAGAAGATAAAGCATTCTTCCAATTTACTGAAATGAAATGGGGGTATCGTGCGCTAATCCGTACATTACAAAATTATCGCAAACGGCATAATTGTATAACCATAGGTGATTTTATCAAACGCTGGGCACCCCCAGTTGAAAACAATACCAATGCGTATATTATATCTGTATGCAAGGACTTGCAAGTGACACGTGAATATGTACCGGATATAATGGACAAATCTACAATGTGTGCATTTGCGGCAGCTATTTCAAAAGTCGAAAATGGTGTTCCCGCAAAAATGGAAGATATTGAAAAAGGGTGGGAATTATTATAAATCAGTAAATCTCGTTAGATATGATAAGTTTTAATTTTACTAAGATGGAGGATGATTGGTTTGAGAGCCAGTCAATCCAAGTTTCGGGTAGTATTGCAATCAACTTGACCTTCGATGATACAAATGACAACCGGGTAGTACTACTGAAAAGCTCTACCGGGCATAGCTATGTATCGTTTAAGGAGAATCTTAATGTTGGTTCTTGTTGTGATATGAATGAGAATTATCTAATTCCCGGTCAATATATCAAAGTGAGAGTTAATAAACTTCCGGCAACATCATCTTTACTGGAAAACCTACAAGGGAGCTTTGCAAGTAAGCAAGATTTGTTTGTTGAAAGTGGAAGGGCACAGGTAGAGGAATCGAAGCTGGAACAGTCTATCAATAGCGTGAAGCAAGCATTAGATACGCTGGTTAAAGGTGTAGATGCAACTACGGCTATTGATACGTTTAAGGAGATTGAGGATTTCTTGTCAGGAGTAACGAATGAGAAGACTTTAACCGGGATGCTTGCCGTTGTTGATGGAAAAGCTGCTACTGCGCAAACAACTGCTGACTCTGCAAAGACTACGGCGTCTTCTGCTTTGGCTAAAGCAACTGAAAACGGGACAAAACTTTCGACAATTCCTGATATGCCCGCCAATGACGGAAAAATATATGGATTCTGTAATGGTGCATGGATAGTGATAGCTGAAAGCGGCAAATCTATATACACATCATAATGAAAACAAAATTAGCAATCGGAATAGTGATAGCGGTATTGATTGCCGCTATCATTTGTCTCTCCAATTTATTGAAGAAAGAACGTTATGAGAGTAAACGCCAATCCGGAAATGTTGAGGCGTTGTTTTCAGAGTTGAAAACTTATAAGGTAAGAGATAGCCTCAACGTAGCTGAAAGTAAACAGCTTCGTCTAACTATTGAAGAGTTGGAGGAATATCGTGAAGCTGATGCCAAATTGATTAAAGAATTGAAACTAAAACCTTCACAAGTTGAGTATATCACTCATACAAAAGTGGTAACAAAGGATAGCATCGTTTTTGTGATAAAGGATAGTTGTTTCAATTATGCGGATAAATGGGCAGAATTTAGTGGGTGTATTCGGTCTGATACAGTAGATTTTAAATACCAGACTTCAGATAGCCTCTCTACCGTAGTAAATAGGGAATATAAACATCGTTTCTTATGGTTCCGGTGGGGAACAAAGGGGTATCGGATGAAAATTGTGAATCATAATCCACGATCACGGATAACATACAATGAATTTATAAAGATCGAGAAGTAGCGGGTGGCAATGATAACCACCCGCCACCTTTTTAGAAAGGCAGATCATCCTTATTATCATTCCCGAACATTTGTTGTTGTGTCGGTTGTGGGGGAGCCGGATGTTGAGGCGGTTCCGCAGCATAATTTGGCTGACTGGATGCCGTTTGCTGACCCGGATTGCGAACAATGACTTTCCAACATGTGATTGAGTTATACCACTTACCATTCCATTCAGTCGCATTAATATCAATGTGAATGTCTACTTCTTGACCGATTGTTAATCCAAAATTCATTATGTTATCGTTCATAACAGAGAAAGCTATCTTTTTAGGATATTGCTCTTTTGTCTCGATAACATAATCTTGGCGCGACCACTCTTTCCCGGCTTTAGAAACTCCGCCTTGTGCTGGAAGTGCTACAATTATTTTCCCGCTAATTTCCATATAATATGTTTTTTAAGTTACACAGCCGGATTCAATTTGTCTGACGTGCTGATTGCCCGGCTGATTATATTACAATCCGTCAGTTTTCTTTGTATGATTTGCATTGCCATTTTGCAATTAGAGCTTTCATTCAGGTTTATATACTCTTTACTTTGATAGAGGATATTGGATAGTCCATCTACCAAACTGAAAAGGGCAGTCAATCGAAGGTACGTAAGCCTCTTTGCGTCTTGGTTGTACGGAATGGTTTCCTCTATGCGTTTATCAAGTGAAAGACACGAAAGCTCACACATGCACCGGGTTAATTCCATTTTTGCAAGAAGAGCACTATCTTTGATTTTGTGCTTATCAAACTCTGATTTTATACTGTACTCCATTTTGAGTAGGTCAGGTTGTAATTCTTCAGAAATAACTTCGTTCGCATCTGCCATAAAAAAGATTTTCTTTCCGGCTATTTCCGCAATACGCTTTTCGTATTTCTGCATTTCTGATTCTATCCGTTTAGCTTGTTGTTTCACATAGAAACGGTAATATGGTGATTTCTTCAGTTGGCTTACAAAGTCTACTACAAGCCCACAAACTACATCATTAGTAAATAGTATATTGTAAACGGCAGTAAGTGTGACATTCTCCGCCATATCCCGGCTTATTTGTTTTTCCATACGTTCATTAAATCTTTGATTATTGCTTTAAGGATACAAATAAGGGCAACCATTTCGATTGCCCTTATAATCCATTGTATTATACTCATTAATCATTCCTTATTTGATTAAAGTCCATTTTTGCTTTTATCAGAGCATCTATATCACTTCCGAAATGATTAAGAGTGCTCATGGCTACAAGTATTACGTCTGCCAATTCCTCTTCAAAATCAGAGAAGTGCTCAATGTGCGGGCTTTTCTTCCCTTCAGCATTGAACACTTCTGCAACTTCATTCAGTAAATCACGGTGGAAATTATTTTCTTCGTCTATAAGACTTATCTTTCCACGGCGAACGGCGCAGTCATGCACTTTCTTTGCGATTTCATTCAAACTATTTTGCATTGCTACCTTCCTCTTCTTCAATTATTTGTTTCAATTTATCCAAATCGTTATCTCCATTATCTCCATTCAATATGTAGGATATTTCTTCTTCCTTCGTCATATTTTTAGGCATGTTCTTTGATGAATCAATCAGTTCTTGAACTATTGCGTCTATTTCATGGTTGGGAGTTTCGTAGAATTGCTTGTATTTAATAGCAGACTTTTCGATACGCTTTAGGTCTTTCTTACTAAGTTTCATAATATTACTTCTTTGGTAAAATGTCACTAAAATCTTTGTTTAAAATGTCGTTAAACTCTTTAGCCCTTTCATACATCTCATTTTGAGTGCAGTAATCCCGTAGTCTTACAATCTCCGCAAACCGCAATAGTCTTAATTTATCTACCAAATCTTTGTAGTATAGGTCTTGAATTTGATGAAATGCGGAGAATTGATTTTGTAGATTCTCTAAAAAATTAAAGAGAAATAACACACCAGCTACCAATAATACTATCACAAATATTATCAGGAAAATAATTATATAATTCATTTTTAAAATTGTTTATAACTAAATATTGGCATTTTTTTAGGCTTTGGACACTCTTTTAGGTAGTTTCTATCTACCGTAAAAATATCCTGCAAAAGACTTTTCTTTAATGCTTTCTTTTGTTTTCGAGGAAGTCTTATCAATTTATTGTATCCGTAAATACCGCCTACAATATGCCATAGGCTAAAATTGATTTTTAATCCTTCGTACATGTTTTTTATACTTTACTTCTTTTACATTTTAAACATATCATAATCTCTTCCAACACAACTTTGTGGGAGATTTGCTCTATCTAAATCAGCCTGACTTATGAAAGAATCCTTGAAGTAGAACTTACTTTTTAAAGAAGTACAAGCAAGCATAAATCCTCGTAACTCTCGCCAATTATACTTTTTCCCACTTAACAGACCGACTTTATATAAATCGCAAAAGCCAACAGTGCTGATTATCATAGACAAACTACCTTCGAGGTCTATAATAGGCTCAATGGACGCAAAAGTTTTATATCCACTTTCATGGAGTACCTTCATGGCTTTTATCCGGTCTGAATTGCTTGAAGCGTTGGATTCGAGTTCATCATGTCCGGTCAATGTAAATCCAAATGCAATGTGACGTGTGTATGCTATGTGCATCAAATTCTCATTCAATGCGCTTTTACTACAAAGAGGACGAAAGAACTTTTCGGCAAAATCAGCTCTTTTAGTGAGGATTTTTACATTGACACTATGATGTACACAGATTTTAATTGCACGTACAGTCAGGTCTATTGTCTGGGGGAGCATGGGATCAGTTGTAAAAGAGAAGAATAATCCATGCTTCTGAAGTTCCCTAAGATTTGCCAACAATTCTTTTTCAAAAATGGATATAGCTTCTTCTTCGTCTCTGAAACATTTCTTCAGTTTCGGGGTATCACTCCACACATGGGACATTACACCTTTCTTGCAATAACAATAATCACAATTATTGGAGCATCCTGTATAAAAATTACAAGCTCAATCGCTATACTCGCCAGCTTTGCCGGACGGATTGTATATAGCTTTTCCGTTAAATCTATTATTTCCCATTTGTAGAATGTTATAATCCGTACGTTTCATTAAACAATGAATCTGCTTTCTGAAATAGTCTTGTAAAACGATTCTCTTTATACTTTCTCGGTGAGGAACACCCTAATATCAAAGATAGAATCGTACATATTATCAGTATTTTCTTCATATTACTATTCATTCTTCAAGTCGTCTAAATTGTGAATATAAACTTCTATTTCTCTCATTGATAATTCATTACCCCATTCGTGTCCTCTTATATTGGCAATGGTAGAACTTGGGTATTTCTCTTTAAGCATCTTATCTAAAAGAATATAGTTACCATCAGTAAACAAAACATTACCTCGCTCTTTTAAACTTATTTTAAAACCAAGTTTAACAAGATACTCTGCCTTTTCCGCATCGGTGGGGGCTTTTTGGGAATCATCACGATAGGCATGACAAATCGAACCGCTTAAAATCAGTTTTACCGCTCCATACTCTGTATATGAAATATCACTAACGTGTCCAAATCCGTATATATTCCACCATTTCTTTATGATATTAGAAATATTTTTCAACTTTTCTCTAACATCTTCGTTTGATACTTTCTCTCCAAGTTGTCTACGAAGTTCTCTATTTTCATTATTTAACGACCGTATATCTGAATACATTTCGTCTTTTTTCTTTTTCAGAACACCTTCATAACCAAGTTCGTCAAGAAAGTTAAGTACATATCCTTCTGTTAAAGAAAGATGTGTTTCTTTCATTCCTTCTGTAAGATTTCCTTCTTTTAGTTGTTCGTAACAAAATCCAAGATTAAAACAAATGTCTTTATAAATCTTTTCTATCTTTTTAGCTATCTTACCGTCTTTGTCCTCTACTAATGTAGGGTCTTCATTCCTTGTGAAATTTAATTTTCTTTCTTCCATTTATTTTTCTATTTTACAATCGGAACACCCGCCACATTTTTTGCCAGCCTTTAATAGTCGGTACATAAAAGGCTCCTTAATTCCTGCATCATCGAAAGATGGATAACAGCCGTAACCACTACAACGAGAACCGAAATAGGTTCCTTTGTCATAGAATAAGTTGCTTATCAGCTTTAGCATATTCATTTTTATTAGGGATTTGAATTATTCTTCATCAGGGAATCCAAGTTCTTTCATGGAATAGCCCTGATTTTCTATCCATGCCTTAAATTCATACCATAGCCCATGTTCATTAATGAAGCAGTCTATAAGTCTTATAAGTTCTTCTTTTGTCATATGTTAAAATCAATTTTCTGTTGCAGCACTTCATCTGCATAATATTTGTCGAAACTTTTATCGCTTATCCACCAATTAAACCCAAATTCGGCATCGGTGAAGTTATGATTGATATATCCCGCATCAATAAGTTTTTGAATTGTTTGTATCCACTTTCGCTTCACATGAGGAAAACGCTGGCAGTCTTTTAGCTTCTGTTTGTAGTTAGACATCGGGCAAAGAATACATCCAATACGTTTATAGCCTTCATCGTATAATTTGCAGTGCGGTATATTATTCGAGTTAAGAAACTGCCAAACTTCACGTTCATTCCAGTAAAGAATAGGCGAGACAAGAATCTTATCTTTTCCATTGACGCATGTAACCATCTTTTCTTTGTGCTCTGAAAATTGGTCAAAGTTCCCGCTGAATTTATGGCTGCTAATCTCAATTTCTTCACGTTTAGAGCGCCGCACACTTTCAGCTTTACGAATGCCGATCAAGGTGACTTTACCTGCACCGGACATTTCTTTAAATTCAGCACAGCACCAGCGCATCGTTCGTGTAGGAATAATACGCTTTTTTAGAGCCATGTCATAAATAGACATTTTAGGCTTTATCAGTTCCACGTCTGGGTAATTCCTCTTCACAAATCGAATAACGTCCGGAGGGTCAATGCTCGTAAGGTTCATGTGAGCCTTAAACTTTACTCCTGCCAGCTTTGCAAGGTGATATAGAACTTGACTATCTTTACCGCCGGAAAAGGCTAAGTAAAAGCCATTCTCTGGGTCATAGTCAAGTGCCATCTGTTCACATTTGCGAAGCAAGGCGATGGAGTAATCTATCTTAGTTTGCAGATTCATATGATAAAGACCTTTTTGTTTTCACAGTCAAAATATACTGTTTCATACTTATTGCGATTAAAAGCAATAGGGAGGTTTTCTATCGGACAATATCCGAGAAACTCATACACTATTCCATTTTTGCGAATAGAGAATAGGTCGCCAATTTTTAAATTCTTGATTTCACTCATTACTGATTTGTGTTTAGTTAGTCTTCCATTTCTTTTTTAATCATTACCTTAACCTCTCTCTTTAAACGAGTGCGCAAAGTTTTACCTAACTTCTTACGCATACGTTTTTGTCTATCCGACCTATAATCTCGTTCTCCCCAACGGCGTGTTCTGAATACAGCCCATCCACCATTATCTTCGTTTATTATATACCTTCTTCCTGTTGTCATAATGTTTCTTCCTATTTGAAATGTTCAATAAGTTCTTCTACCGTAGCCACATGGCAATAGCATGAGCATCTTCCGAATCTTCCAATGACAAAATCACCTTTCTTCCACTTGTGAAAATCTTCATCAAATACCCAATACTGATTATCTGACGTATCATCACGTTTTGCAGCAAGGGCAATGAAAAGGCTCTCATTAGTTCCACAATCTATATACCCATATTTTTCTGCCATTTCTGTTGTTACACAATAGGTATATACAGTGCGATATATACCGTTAGCCTCCGGTTCATTTATTTTGATACCTTCAAAATCAGTCCTTGTGGTAGTTTTATACCCCAGAGTTTCAAGTGCCGCCTGAAGCTCCGGCGTGTTTTTTCTTATAAAACATGGTATTGTAAATCCCATAGTAATCTCCTTTTTTAGGTAAAATATTCACTGCACTTAAATCCCTTTCGTGGGGTAAATTCCTTAAATTCACAACTTCTAAAAATCCACTTCTTATCTGCCCATCCGGCTAAATCCTTTTGCCATTGAGGTATAATCTGATGCGGATTGTTTAAGTCGCGGTAAGGTTGGCAATGTGGCAAAAATCGCCCACCTTTGTTCTTCCAATGATTGACACGTTCGAATGATTCTTTGAAGTCATTCAGCAGAATACAGTAGAAGAAGTATTCGCCTTTATATCCATACCTATCAATCAAATCCGTCGCTCGCTCACATTCCGCTATCTGTCCCGGAGTATCACAACCAAATCGAATACGTTTTATCCATTTCATTTTAGCGAGTAGCCGAGCAATATCATCTGTCACTAAGCGGGCATCTAATCCTTGATTGAAGTCTACACGTACTCCCATGGAGACAATCTTTTCAATCTGTTGTAAACCGTAGTCAGATGCAAGTACGTTGTTATCCATCAGAATTATATTTTTCCGGTTATTAATTGCTATTTCTTCAATGTCCATATAAGGAGTTATCTTGCCTTCTTTTTGTGGAACTATGCACCACTTGCATTTGTTAGGACACCCACGAGTAAGGAAGCCATAAGCCAGATTCTTATCAATGTTATACAGGTTATAGTCGGGAACTATTCTATCAACTTCTACCGGAAGAACCTTACTTATGTCATATCCTGTACCTCCTTTCTCGACTTGATCGGCATTGATGTAATAGCCGTAATCCGGTGTAAAGCTGAATACTTTTGCCATGTAGACCTTATCGTATGAACATAAAGGATTATACCATTCCACATTGTCGCCACGTGCTTTATGATAGCTGCTTATCTTCATAAGCGCGAGATTGGGAAAATTACTATCAACTGCTAATATTCCGATGTTCATTTTATATACAATTCTTTTTGAGTTAAAAAGAAGTGCAAGTTCTGAAGTTGATGCAGTGATTTTACATCACCATCTATTAAGTCACAGCTAAAACCTTTAGAGTGTTCCCAAACTTCAAATCCTTCTTCTGATCGCCATATTTGTTCGTAAGCATCATCTCCTTCAGGAGTGAATTGAAATCCAAGTTTTCCCAATAGAGTTTCAGTAATGCGGATAGGTTTCAACAGGCTAATGTCTTTCCACCCTTCACATTGGCGTACTCCACCTAAAATCACCTTCAATCCCATACCGTCAATGGCATATATCGGATAATACGCGGCATCATTTGAAGTCTTTATTTTTACAAGATTTCCAATACGTAACTCTGAAATATCAATTAAACATTTGGTCTTATTACTGGATTTTATAGTTTCGTAAACTTTGATAGGAAAAGTATCTTCTTCATCGGCTCGCATAAAATCTGCACCAATTTCGCATATTCGATTTTGTGTATCCAAACAAACAATTTGGCTGCTTCTGTACCCACGTAACCATGAACTTGCATGATTCACCCATGAAGAAAATGTGTTGAATACACAAATCTGTGCATCATAATTTGGGAGCTTATTCTTGCTTTTTTTACTCATGCTACTCAATATTATAATTCCACAGTTACTTTTACATCAATACATTTCATATCAATTCCGGTGCCATTACAAAAACCAATGGCTTCCATCTCCAACGAAGATACTGACACCTCATTCTCTTTCTCAAATTGCGAGATAAGAGATGATATATCTTGTTCCAGCTTTTTTTTAGCGTTCTTTACTTCCTGTATCGTTTTCATTGCTTACATCATTAGAATTATCTTCTTCCATCTCATTTTCTTCAAGATAGTGTTCAAGAGCATCTTCACATTTACTCCCTTCGCAGCTACTATAACCATTTGGATATAAGTGTGAACCTTTTTCCCAATCTTCTAAAGGGCAGAAATCACAAAGTCTTTCGCCCAGTTCTTCCATCATTTTTCTATCATCCATTTTTACTTTCCTTTAAATAATTGATCCTACGAAGTTTGTGGAAACGATAATATGCTGATAGGTTAAGTTTATCAATGAATTTGTTGTCAGCTTTGGTAGAGGACACCTTTTGAGCAGCTTTGGCTACATGGAAATAAATAATAGGTTCCGTATATCCATCTGCCCGGCGTGTTCCATTGATAGCATAAATAAGTCCGGCAAATTCAGGAACTTCTTCTGGCTTCACAAGTCCATCAGGAACTATGTAATAGAAGTAGTTGGTACGTCCACCAGCCAAAATGTTATCAAATTTGCTATTCCCATTTTGATCTTGCTTCTTACTATCTTTGTGGAAATCACACCTACTAACTTTTACTTCATATTCATAGGTGAGCCGTGACCGGGTAACTTCTAAAAGATCAGCTTCCCATTTTTCAACGAAAACATTTGGGTATATTTTATTCCCCTTTCTATCCCGGAAGACAAGCTCACAGAATCCATTAATAATATCGGCTGTTTTCATTTCAGCTTATCAAACTGTTTATCAAGTTCATATTGGAAGAAGCCTAAAGCCTCTTCATACTCTTTTCCTTCAATATTAGAAAAATACATAGCACTACTAAAGGCTTTAAGTGCAGCTTCCTTGCCTTTCTTTATGTAATATTCAGCTCTTATAACCGCCTTTCTTTCAGTCTCTTCTTTTTGGAATTGTAGATGTCGGTCAATGGCACTACGTCCCCATTGGAATAGTTCTTCTTTATCTCCAAAAGTTTTTGATTCTTGCCAAACGATACGTTTTTCAGAAGAAAAGGCATAGGCGGATATGCCTTTGTGCTTTTGAACATGTACAACAATATCAAAGCCTTTGTATTCTTCTTGCCAGCCTAAGCCTCCAAGAGAAAAAGGAAATTCGTCTTTTCTTATCATAAAAAGTGATTTTATAATTGAGAATCCACACCTTAAATTCTCCATTTTGGAGTTTTATTGTAGGTATGAAATAATCATCAAGTTTCGAGATTTGCATGTCTAAATACCCTCTTTGAGGTTTTCGATAAGTTCGTTAGCACAATTCTTCGCATAATCAGTATCCATATCTACAAAGGATTTTACAGTCACCCACACAAAAAGTACTTTGACTTGTACTTTATACTTAGGAATGACATATAAATCTTCACAGCCATATTTATCGGCTCCAACAACATAGCATTGTACTGCCTTAATTCTGTATTTCTTCATTTTCTTCTTGTTTTTGTGATTTCTCTTTCACCAATCGAAAAGCGTCTTCAGCCCCATTCTCATAGCCTTTGTAATATCCAGTTTTCTCTTTGTGATTTTCAACTGCACGCCATTGGGACGCGCCAATGCAAATAGAAAATCCTACAAGCATGATAATTGCCCCGACACCGAAGATTGGATTGTCCAGACTGAATTTCAGTGGTCTAAAAGAAATGTCCACGCCGGAAAGAGCTATGAATAATATGAATAGCCCGGCAATTAGTTTAATTATTTGTTCCATAATGCTTCTTCTACTTTAAATGTGAATGATAACAATGACTGGCATCCGCCTCTTAATTGAGTATGTCGGTTACAAACGCTTGCAGAACCACAATGGGAACAAAAAGCATTTTGTACCTTTTCAAGAGACTTTTCCGTACCTTCCTCAAATATTATTTCTAATCCATAAATTTGTGCGGCATGGTATTCCAATAAGCATCCGTTAGATTTCTCCCAGCCACGGCAAAAGAAAACCGCTTGACATTCCAGTAATGCCATAATATCACGTCCCATGTAGTATGATATTGGCTTGTCCGGTTCCGGTGAGATTTCTAATGGTGAAATAGGTATGTAACCTTTTCGTTTGAGAGCCTTTTTTATTAGCTCTGACTTGCGCTTAACATTTTGGTGTGGAATACCCGTTATTGGTAAACTGATATAAATGCTCTTATTCATACCTGAAAGATGTAAAATGAATGATAGCCATATTTTGTGAAGTATCGGCACCTTTGAACCATGCTGCCCAATCTTCAAAGGACAATCCATCATTATGTGCAATTTCTTCCAATGTAAGATTTACTTTTATCTTGCCATCAACAGATATAGCTACACACTCTTTGTTATCCAGTTTATCTACGAATCTTATAATCTTCAATGGCTGTATTCCAACGCCATCATCTTTTGTCAGATTAAGAATTGTCGTTTGTTTACTCCGGTAGGGTTTTCCCGACCATTGTCGAATGGATAATACCGCATTTCCTTCTTGTACTTCATGGATACGCTTCTCCCATAATTGGTAGTTTGTGCGTATCGTATGAATCTTTGGAAAATTCCACGGTATTCCGTTTTCAACTATTGCGTTTCGGGAACAACTTCTTCGGGTATTATCTTTCCCATCAAAAGAACAGTCCCACATGCAAGCATCACTGAAATTTCTTCCCATGAGAAATTTACACCGAAATCGAGTTGGTTTTCCGACTTTTGGGTGCCCTTTCAAGAAGAAAGGTGAAAGAGTTATCACGTATGTTTTTATTTTGTCCATACTATCAGAAATAAAAATGGCTGCAACTAACGCCGCAGCCATTGATTAGACATGCTTTTTATCTTTTCCCGATCAGAAAATCTCTCCATAATTCTTTGAACTGATTTCCAAAGTATTTGGCTATTTCCTCTGATTTTACAGCAAGGCGAGAGCCGACAAGCGCAAGCGAGTCCGACCAAGCGTTAGCCGAGCTCGCAAACGCCAAGCCGCAGTACGCACCGCTATGCGCATTACCGCCCCAAAAGACCAGCTCTTTGCGTTTCTCTTCGTCCATGTCGTCAATCTCTTCTTGTGAATACAGATAATACCACGGGAACCAACGGTATTCGTTTTCAGTGAACCGAGGAAACTCCGGGTCATTGTTCAAAGCACGGGCAATCGTGGATAGCTTCACATAAGCGATATGTGCAATGTCAATCACCTCTTCTTTCTGCCCGTCTCCATATTCGATAAGTAGGCGGGAAACAGGTTTGATACCAAGTGCTTCACAAGCATCTTCATAGGTTTTAATGTTATGAAAATCAGTATAATCCGGTTTCTGTTTACCGAAAAGATTAGTAAGAATGTTGATAGCAACTTCGCAACCGTCAGCGGACTTAAACGCTTCAGTTACATTTTCTTGTTTAATTTCAATAGCTTTCATAATTTATTGATTATTAAAATGTTAGTTATTTATTTTCTTCTTTTTGTATTTGACGAACAATGAAAGGTTGGCTGACAAAAGACTTTTTTTCTCTCATTTTCTTAATAAGGTCTTCATGGAATTTCACTCTTTCAATCGCTTCTTCGTCTCCGGCTTCAGCAAGTTTATGCTGATTATCCCAAAATTCATCATAAGGACAACTGATTGAAGACTTATCATCTGCTTTATGAGCTTTGTTTTCGTTTATGATATTAAGTGAACAGAACTCGTCACGTTCTGCATCATAATCATTAAGCCAGCCAATGATTATGTTCCCGTCCAATCTATCGTACACTTTGCCGGAGCACATTGCTCTGTGAAAGCAATATTTTATCTCTTCCAGTTTGAGATAATAAAACCTGTCTATAATCAAATCTGATGTAATTGCTACCTGAATATCATTCATTGTTTTTCCAACATTGAAAAACTGAACAACTTCAGAGATGGCTATTGCGACAATAGCTTGTGCCGCGTTTATATCACCATATTTAATTGTAGCAAGTTCGGAGATAGGTAATTCCGGTGTATCAGTTAAAACGTTCTTAATCGAGGATTTTTGCAAACCCCTGTAATACGCCTTCGGAGAGGTCAGCAAGTCTTTCAACGCTTTCTTTACGGTTGCCGGGAGATTGGTTTTGGCTAATACTAAGTTGTGTTCCTGTTCCATTTTTTAGTTCAAATAAGCCAGCCCAGTTATTTGCGATGGATTGTTCTACGACTGCCATTGCAATATTGGGATTGGTGTTTGACAATTCGAGTAGTTTATGGTAACATGCTTCTATCCCTGATTGGGTGTACGCTTGTTTCCGTTCTTGTTTGTATTTTACCCATCTTTCGATAATAGGTAAAAAATCTGTTGGAACAAATGATAAATCAAGTTCCTTTTTACGAGATTTACTCCTTTTTCCCGCATCGTAGCCAGCAAGCCATGATTGTTTTACTACCTCTTGACAATCAGGATATGTTTTTGCATAGTCCTCTGCCTTTTGTACTATATCCTTTCCCATAACTTTCCTACTCGTTTAAATTCTTCATCATCGGGAACCGGACAATCTTTTATCCAGATCATATCCTTAACCTTCCATGAAGAAAGGTCAGTGGATTCCGGTATATGTTTCTTTATATCAGGAAACAGATTAAGCCGGAGAGATGTGTTTCCTTCTGCAAATTCATCTTTATAATACAAGAAAAAATCATTAACTTCTAAGAATTTGGGAATATCAGCAGCAGAATGTGGAGTATATACAACTCCATCAAAATATCTGATATTTGAAGGTAGACTTTCAGCTAATGCAGTGTATAAAAATAGCTTCCCTGTATTTCCATATACAAGTTTCTGAATACGTTTTATGCTTATTGCTAAGTCAGCTAATTCGTCAGGAAAAAGAAGCGGTTCTCCACCTGTAATCATTATTTCTTTGTAGTTGAAATGCTCAACAACTGGTAATTTTGAAAAATCCCATGAATTGTTGCAGCACATGGGACATTTATTGGGGCATTGGGTAGTTACCAGCAAACGTAATTTATCTTTTTCCATTACAGAGTGATTTTTTGTGTATATTGTAGTTCTCCTGTATAGCCACGCGCTTTCAGTTCATCCATTAGATGCCGTGGAGTAAACTTTGCTAATTCAGGATTGGTAAACACCTTCTTCAAATTGTTAGCTGAAGGTTTACTTCTTTTTTTGAAGTATTCCTTACCACAATCTTTGCAATAATCTTGTAATCCGTCTTCTTTTGAAGCGTTTTTCCAAAATTCGCTTACCGGAAGTTCTCTTCCGCATTTGGGACATTTCTTTGTTTCCATGATTCTTATATTATAGTTTCTCTTTGATTCTTGCATATTCGCAAATTAGAAGAGCATCGCTTATAGCAAGAGTTATTTTTTTTATATATGGGAAAAGTTGTTGAGCTTTTGCTTTCAATTTGTTCTTCCATTCTGTTTTACTCATTTCTTTGCCACGAGTGCCAAGTTGCAGTGCTTTTTGCCATGACTGTGGAGTAATAGTAACAGTCGGTATTTGAAGAGCAAGCAAAGCCATTTCCAAGTGTCCATAACCTTTCCCAAAGTTAAACATGGCAGAGCCGCTTTGTCCTGGCATACCACCTACTTTTTCAAGATAACAAATAGCATTTTCCTTATTTACCGTGAGATATGAAAGAACATCTTGAGGTGTAGAGGGCATTTTTATAACATCTGTTACAGAAGATAATTCTGTTGAATAAATAGCAATACCTCCATTTTCTCCGGGGTCAATAGCTATGATTTTAGTCTTTTTCTCCATCTTTTATTTTATTGATTATTATTTGTGATAAACGGGCTTTATTGGCTTCTCGGAGTGATTTGCTTTTTCTGTAATTAGATAACCTTATTTGTTCGGCAAATTCTAATTCAGATTGTATATGTTGCAAATCAGCTTTAGTGAATAGTTTCTTTTTCATGGATCATAAAAAAAGGTAGCCTACTTTCACAAGCAAACTACCCGAAGATTAAACAAATTAATTTTTAAGTGTATATTTATGGCAAATAGTCCAAACGAAAAGCCCCGAAGCGTTTCTCCGGGGCAAAACAACATACATTCCTAATCCCATCCAATTTCGTGTTACCTTTCAGATAGAGTCAGTGGCTAACCGATGCCATGCGGGTGATTCCTGCGCTATCTTCGCCCTACTTTCGGATTTAAAACGGATTTTCTCTCATAAATGGTTGTGGACGGTGCCGGAGTCGAACCAGCCTCACGGATTGTTGGTGCACCTCACCGTAGTTTCAGCCCACGAATACATAACCGCCCATTTGTTCCCGGATAGGCGATCAAGCCACACCGGGAGATGCTATTATTAATCAAATAATGGGTCTTTCACCCAACGCCATTCCTTACGATAGCGGATTAGTTATTATTTGAGGAACTTTGAGAATGTCTTGATTGAACTGTCATTGTCAGTTTTCAGAGATTGAAGTTCCTTGTTTTTTGCAGCTAAATTTTGCATTTGAGCCACATTATCATCTATCTCTGCCTGAATATCAGCATTTAGATTCTCCAAATCCGTTTTTGCTTTAGCGAAATCGGATAAGATACTTTCTCTTCGTTGTTTATAGTCCATAGAGCACATTATTGTTCAATGATTGCAATTTCAGGAGCCAATCCACGGATGATTTTCAACTGTTCGTCAATAGCTTTGTTTCGCTCTTGCTCAATTACGACCTCGGCACCGGGAGAGCAGAGAGAAAGACGAATATTTCTACCATCAACATCAGCAATGATTTCTACTTCGATCACTTCTGCGGAACGTCCTTTGAAAATAGGAATATTTAGGTTGAAAGCCGCCGGAAGATTTGAGTTTACTACCTGACTGTAATTGTCAGTCCGGCTACCGTTGTCCTCCTTGTTCTTTTCCATCTTAGACTCTACACTTGCTTTGAAGTTCTTTAAAATAGAGACAAGCTCCATATTGTAGGTAACGTCAGTGAAGAAGGCTCGATTCATTTTGATGAAACGAGAAAGCTGTGCTGGTTCCCACGTTTTGTCGGTATTGATACCAAACTCTACAAACTTTGGGTACATAGCCAACGCACCTTTAACTTCTGCTTTGTTGCGTCCGTCTGTTTCATTTGTAATGAGAATGATTGTCATTTTCTCTCTATCCACAAGAATATGGCAACGTTTCTGATTGATCTGTTCCGGTTCAGACTTTCTCTTTGTCAGAAACTCGGCAACACTTCCAATCGTACCATTCAAACCGACTTTCAAAGGTTCCAGTACTGGAAGAACATTCTCCTTATCCAGTTCTATAACTTTGATTGTTGCGCTCTCCATGCCGGGAGCAAGATTGATTTGCATCTTTTCGTTTTCCATTGTTGTTTAAAAATTAAAATGATTAATAATCTGTTCCTGTTGCAGCCAAATCCTCTTGGATTGTCTTTTGCATTTCTTGTGCCTCCATTGGACGCTCTCTCACCAAATCACCATTGCCATTGTAATAGCAAGCAGTACGGGTTTCGCGGTCAAGGAATTTGTAACATTCATCTGTCACATCTTCGTATTTGCGCTTGATGTCGTCAATGAGTTTTCCACGATGTTTGGTAATAGGTTTCATTTTCTCTTTGATGCGATCTTGTACAGCCTTTTTCTCGGCTTCCAGTTCAGACATTTCTATATCCAAATTGGCAAGAGACGTTTTTCTTGCTTCCATTTCCTCTTCGGAAAATTGATGCGGATAGGTTATTTTCTCAATAGCCGCACAGTTGTCTTGCAACATCTGTAATCTTGCAAGAGGTTCTTTGTTTTTAAATAATTCTTTTTCCATAACTTGATATATTATTAAAGTGGTTTTAAATCGTATCTTGCAGACCCGACAAATGGTGTCGGATTCTTGCGAACAAAAGTCCTCAACTGACTATCTGTTCTGGGATTGAATAAACGTTGTACTCCGTTTTTGTCAATGATAACTAATTCAGAAGCTACATAGCAAATGAATCCTTGCAAACGTTGTTTCAACCATTTGTTTTGAGCTTTGCGACATTCTTTGTAATCTTCATAGCTCATTCCCTTTGGACGGGAAGTAAGAAGCTGCACATTCCGTACAACTTCTTTTTGTTCTTTTGCCTTATTCTTCTTCATTGAGGATTGCTTTGTACTGGTTATCTGAAATGAATTTCACACATTTTTCGTAGCCACTCCCGGTACTTGATAGGAAAGGATAATCATCACTGTTATCAGTACAGGTAAGTTCTGCAATTATAGCTTCACTTTCGTTGCCATTGTCCCAAAAAATACATAGGTCACCAACAGTCGGGATATACTTAAAATCATTTTGAAGAAAATCATAAGAGAAATGCTTTTCCTCTTGCATAGCTTTAAGCATATTGCTCTTTTCTTCATCAGTGGCATGCCGATAACCTTTCATTGTGCCAATTCCATGATGAGCTTCATCTATATTGATAAATACTCGTTCCCCTTTATTATTAGAAGGAACAAATGCGGCATAAACGACTGGAACATCTACGTCTATTAATGGGAGGAAAGGCATAGGAGAATAGCTACGCTTTTGTATGCTTTCCAATATTCCCATAGTACCATCATTTCTGATGATAACATCTCCACGTTTGAAAACCACACCATTAAACTCAAACTGATTATCAGAAATCTCATTAGAGTTTTTCGGTTCTACATCTTCTTTTACGACTTTAATCATGTACCCTTCCGGTACGTCTACAATCTGTTTCATAAACTATATATTTAATTGTGAATGAATTATTTTACTTCTTCGGCGTATGGAGTATCTTCTTCTTCAAAATCATCCGGCTTTTGACTTTGTGATTTACGCCAGTCTTCAAACATTTCATCATCTAACTGACTTTCTACTTCGAGAACTTTAATCATAGAATCTGAAATACCTGTTTTCGGAAGGAACTTGAAAGCCCAGTTTACTACGGTCTTGCGTGCCATTTCCTCAAAGTCGGTGTCCCACGGAGACTGCTTTCCTTTTTTGACTGCCTCGGAACGACTTTTTATTTCCTCTATGCGAGATTTAGGCATAGCATCGTATTTCTCTGCACCGGAAGTCAAAATTGCGTAATAGTAGCCTCCCATGAGGTCGCCACGTTCTCCAAAAACGTCCGGTTCGTGAGTTAATTTACCACCTGTGCCTTTCGTCATAATGAACTTATCATTGGTATATACCAAATCAGCATAGATGTCTTTTACCACTCCGGTACGGATAAGAATATCAACCTTACCCATGTACGAGGCTTGAAATTTAACTTTTCCCTTGTAAGGTACAAGATAGCCCAACTTCAATTCAGGATTGAGAGATAATCCCGTAAGAGATACGTTCTTAATTGCTTCAATCAAATGATCGGGATACGCCTTTGCACAGTCAATGAGATATGTATTGTTCAACATTGCTTGCATAGCGAAGTTTACTTCACGTGCAAACTGCTGTTCAGTACCTCCGGCTGCTAAAAACGCCTTCTTTGGAGATATAAAGCATTTTTCCAGTCCACTAAGTTGTTGTGGAAATGCTGGTGGAGCTGTTGGGGCTACGACCGGAACTTGCGGTGCTGGTTGTTCAGGAGCCGCTTGTGGTTGTGGGGCTGATTGTCCCATGTTTAAATTACCTTGTTGTTCATTTGGTTTCATTGATTTTCGTTATTATAAAAATTAAACAATCTGTTTTTCTCGAATGAAGGGGTATCAGGTATCATAATCCTACGCCCTTTGAATCCGGGCTGAATAAAGACTTGTGCTCCATCAAAATCATTCTGTTGAGTACAGTACACATGTTGTTCAAGTAACTTCATAAAAAGAAGAGCACTTGATCCCATTTTGACAATACCGTCTTCCAAGTGATAAGCCCAGTTGGCAGCACTGACGAATACAGCATCATAAGGGGCAGTCTTTTGCTGCATTACCCAATAGAACTCTTTCCATACGCCTGTACGTTCGTGCTCCATAAACTGATAGAAGGCGGCAGATATTCCGTAATGGAATTTGGCAATAACTCGATTGACCGTATCTTCGTGCAAATCATCCACTGCAACTGTTTTCCAGTCTATGATCTTTTTTGCAGTCTCAACGTCCGGACGGTACTTAAATTTGCAGCCTTTATACTCAACAAAGTGACTGACTTCAGCTTTTGTCTGTTTGAAGCTCAATATTTGCTTTATTTGTTTGGAAGTTTCCCGGCAGCAATTCAATAATTCATATACCATTGTTTCAACTAACTGAACGTCAGCACTGCTCGTTAGGCTTTTTCCGGGATTTGCGGCAACGGCTTCTGTGAGTGCGTCTCTATATTTTTGAGTTTCACGTCCATAAGGGCATCCGGTTCGTTCGTTGATCGGCGGTTGGAAAACTAACAAGTTATTTCTCCATTTATCAAGTGATCCTGTATTCACAATGCTTTCCATTGCATCATGGTATAAAGAGCCTTTCTCGGCAGCTTCAACACCTATCTCGAACATTTCAGGATGAAGTGCTTTGAACCGGGCGAATTTGGGGGATACCAAGTAATCCTTGATTTGTGTACTACTAAGGAAGTCTTTAAACCGTTCTCCCCGGTGGTATTCCTCGTTGGGAAGGTCATAAATTGTATCTTTGAATTTACTCATATATTGATTATTTGAGATTTCTAAATAAAAAACTCCCTACTTTCACAAGCAAGGAGTCCGGCAGCTTTTAATTAAAAGCTAATTATCATGTGTGGTTAATTGTTCTTTGTAGTTTGAAAGAACATATTCTTCCTCTTCTTCTGTGAGAGAATATGCTTTCGTCATAAACTTAATTGCCATATCTTCGTTATTGTCAGAAAGAGGAAAATAGTCAATAGCGAATCTTCTTGTGAGGTCATTTAATCGCATGTACTTACTACGAACTTCTGAAACTCGTTCACGTATTTCGGTGGTGATGCCAGATGCTTCTTGTAACTGCGACTCATATTCTTTTTTGTCTTTTTCGGCTTGTTCTTTCATAGCCTTGTTTTGCACAGCGAAGTCTGCTATTTTAGCATATAGTTCACTGGAATACACCCAACCGGATTGTACATCAAAATCTGAATCACCCCTGAAAGCATATCGTTCTTTTTTTGTAAGGTATTTATAATCACTACCTAACTTATTCCAATCGTAATCCACTTTACGGAGTGAATTTACATTTTGTAGAACTTCAGCAACTTTTGTCACTTCTTCCATATCCGTAAAAGCAAATCCATCAAGAATGGGAATGGTGAAAATCTGTACGTCCGCAGGTGATATTTCAAATAATTCAGGAACTTTTGGCTTATCCATGATTTTAATTCCTTCTTCCATCATGCGGAGTTTAATTATCTTTTGTACGTCTTCCTCCGTCAATGCAAGAATTTCTTGCTCGGTCATTTCTGTGATCTTTTTCATTTCTTCAAGAATTTATTTATAAAGTATATTTGTCCTTTCCCGGTAACTTTAGTTGTTATCGTATTGATACTTTTATCAGCGCGTACAATAGAGCCATAACTTACTTCAAAAAGTTCCAGTTCCATTGCCATTTGGGTAGGCTGATTGTATTTCTCCCCACATTTACAGAGGTATCCATTGTCGCGCAACCATTTAAAAAGTCTGTTTTGACCGATTTCAATGCCATTCTGTTTGAGAACATTGGCAAGACGACCAATTAAAATGCTGTTTTCAGAGGCTACAACGGCATCCGCAAAAAGAACTTTAGGAGCCTGTGCAGATAACTGATTTTGTTGTATCTCAATTTGTTTTTGTTGTTCTGCGGCAAGCATTAAAGCCTCGCTAAATGAAGAAGGCACCTGAAAACCGTGACGAGATTGGGTTTCCAGTTCTTCCCAACGGTCAATAATTTTTTCGCGAAGTTTCGCATCATAACCGGAGGCGAGAATAAGGCAACCTTTCTTTGTTAGATTGTAACATGGTCTTGGCTTTCCTTGATTATCCGAATATTCCGCCAATTCAAAATTGATTTGGCTAACGCCTTGTTCTAACAGGTTACGTATGTCACGCATTACATTAGAATGCTGTTTGCTCGTGAGTTCTGCAATTTCAATAGAACTCATGGTTTCTTTTGATAAAATTAGCTCTTTCATGGCTTTTAGTGTTGATTGGCTCCCCCTCAACGACCCAACGTTATTACACCGAATTGTGCGGTAGGGGGTATATGTTGTTCTGCTCATGGTAGTACTTCACCTTTATTGTCATTTTAGGCAGATAGATTCTTTAGTGAATCATTCTACTTTTTCACGCTGCCTCGGAAGGACAAGTCTCTTCCTACTGCTTTGGGCGTTTATCTCACTTTCCTCTATGTAAATCCTGCAACATCACAGGTGAGGCTATGCGCCGGGCAATTTCTCCAAGAGTGTAGCCGGATACAGACCACTAAGCAGGTTTCGCGCATCCCGAATACTATCATCGGTTTAGTTGGTGGGTGGATAGGCGATCAAGCCACACCATCCTTGCTATCTATTGAGGTATTGTAACAGTGCTGATTTTTTGAAGCGTAATCTGTTGTTGAGTTTGGTGTGGGGTATCTCTTCGATTCGATTGTATAATGTGCCAACCGACCAGCCTAATACCTTTGCGGCTTCTTTCGCGCCTATCCACTCTTCGGTTTCTTCTTTCACCGTTTGGGAAACTATGTTTTTCACGTCTTTATGGATAAGTTTGTAGAGTTCTTCCGCTACCATTCTTGCCTCTGTCCGAGTCATGGGTCTACCACCTTGATAGTTACTGTATGCGTCTTCCAGTCCGTGCTAACGGAGTAGGTTTTTCCGTCTTCTCTTGGATGTACGTTTTTCACATACTGTACCGTATTGCGGGCAGATACACAAGCTGCATTATTTTCTAATTTAACTTGTAATACTCCGTTTACGGGAATCTTCTTAATATCTTCAACTGTTACTTTCATATTTCACTTTGTTTTTACAGGATTTTATTTGGAAATAAGAAAGCTAACAGCTATCTTTGCTTTTGGAATATGTATAGTAGCTATCGGTAGCTGCCAGCCATTCTTATATCCTTTTGTCTGTTGTTCTTTACTAACAACGATGCAAATGTAGTTCAAGATATTGAGTGGTGCAAGCATTTTCACTCAAAATATTGAGTGAATTTATATGTTTTATAGCATGTTTTTGCTTAAATCATTGTCTGATAGCCTTTTATCGCTCAATATTTAAGTCTATAAAATGGAAGAAAAGAAGGAAAATTCAAAGTCGCGTTTTTTGGAGTTCTTGAATCGCATAGAAGTTTCACAATATAAGTGCGCTCAAATGTGTGGTTGGGCATCCGGCTATCTAACCGGGTTGAAAGGCGATTTTGGTGCAGATAAGCTCGCTACAATAATGAGAGTTTTTCCTAAACTCAACGTAATATGGCTTATAACAGGAGAAGGCAGTATGTTTAATCCTGAAAAAGCTCCTGAAAGTGATACTTTAGAATCCACGAAAGAAGAAGGTGCAACTATTCCTTTTGAAATGTTCATGCAAACCACTAATAACTACAATAAGATAATTGCAGAGAAGGATTCCGAGATAAATGCTCTACGTCAAGAGGTGGATAAACTCAAAAAACAAATAGAAAAGTAATATGGAAAGAGCTATTGATAGGTTGCTTCAATTCATCGAGTATTTGAAAAAATCCGAAGGTGAGGTTAAAAATGCAAAGGCATTTGAAGAAAAGTGCGGGCTATCCAATGGCTATATCGCTAACTCCAAGAAAAGCAACGGAAGTATTGGAAGTGATATGATCGCAAAGATTCTATCACCATTTCCACAGTTGAACGTAGAATGGCTATGTACTGGAAGAGGCGATATGTTAAAGCAGGGGATGGTTTTCTTTTCAGAGTTGCTTGGAAATAAAAATGTAAATATCGAGATAGCGCGTGATAATGCAATGTTTCCAGTAATAGAACAAGGGAATATGATCGCAGTAAGTCAAGAGCCGGAAAGTGAGCTTATTTGCGGTCAGGTCTACGCGATATACATGCCTGATGATTCAGTCTTCTTCCGTTATGTGTCGAAGGTGGAACCTACAAAAATATTGGTGGTTCCTGCTAACCGGGAGCCGCAATATGGAACTGGGCAAGAATTAAATAAGAAAAAAATAAAAGAAATAAAACGAGTTGTCGGAGTGGTTAAGTCATTTTTATGATACTACAATGATACCAGTAATATAAATTAATCATGTATTGTGTTGATTATCAAATGTCATATCCTTTATTGGTAGTCCCGTACGCACCGCAAAATACTTACAGAAGAAGCCTTTGATTGTATTATAATCGAAGGCTTTTTTATATACTATGCAGAACTTTGAAAAAGAATTGTCTTTAAAGTTCTTGTTTAGGTTATGTTTTTTATTCTGAACTTTACCATTCTAACTTTACCATATATGATTAGAGAAATTAAAGAAACGGATTATCCGCGTTTGATAGAGATTTGGGAGAATGCGGTGCTAAATACCCATGATTTTCTAAAAGAAGAGGATTTCTTGTATTTCAAGAAACAACTTCCTGTCTATTTTCAATATGTTATGTTGTTAGGGTTTGAACAAGAGGGAGTGCTTGTTGGATTTATGGGAATTGCGAATGGTAATCTTGAAATGCTATTTGTAGATAACTGTTGCCGGGGGGCAGGAATTGGAAAACAGCTGGTAGCGTATGCGGTAGCTAACTTGCAAGTGACTAAAGTTGATGTAAATGAGCAAAATACTCAAGCGATTGGTTTTTACAAATATATGGGTTTTAATATTGTGGGAAGATCGGAATTGGATGGAGAAGGTAAGGAGTATCCCATCTTACATATGGGGTTATAG